AGGCCCCATGTCGGTTAGTTTCGTCGGCCCACGTTGAACTATACTGTGGGCTGCAATAGCTACACTTAAGATTGCAAACATTACTAAAATTAACTTCCACATAAGTAGGTATGACATCTTCATCTCCGGTTAGGTTTGTTAGATCTATTTCAGCCCAGGGCTCGCCACTACGATAATGCCGGTCTGACAAGTTTCCCATGTCTTCTTGTGTCCAACAGTAACTACATTCCCCGGGACGTTCATTGCGCAACATAATTTTACGTTGTTCTTTTTTATACGGCGTGTTGTGTAACGCACCAGGATTGTCTGCCAACAGTGTGGCATCTATTTCATGCAGCGGTGGATGATAACAACTGTTGGTCATGCCTGTGGTTAGGTGCAAACTGGTCTGACGCCACTTGGCAAAGCAACGTGCAGGTCCAAGCTCGGCCTGCATGCGTTGGGCTGCCCCCATGAAGTCACTGGTATTACTCATTTCGTAACTTCCAGTAAAAATCGTCGGGCAATAAGTTTTTGAACATCTGGTAGTTGTGATCCAATACTGGTTGCATCTCTGTGTACATTTTGCAGAGTTCTGCCGGAGACAAGGTAGCAAGTCTATCAATGACTTTTTTTATTTCGTGAATTTGATGTGTGGGAGGATCTTCGCTGTATCCTTCATCCCACCAACGATCAAATGTTGCAAAGCCCAGGCGTTTTAGATTTTTTAAAAACCACTGTGGGCCTTGTACAATAAACGGCGTCTTAAGAGCAATGGGTCTCCAGGTTTTTTCAGTGACAAAGAATGTGTCGCCAGTGTAGAATGTTTCACAAACTATTTCTGCTAAAAAATTTGAATACTGGTCCACCAACTGTGTTTTGTCAGCCAGCAAAAATTGATGTGCAGGATTATAATCAGCGTTTATGTCAATGTCAACAACCTCATTGCCTTCCAACAACACCGGGCATTGATTTAAAAATGCAGCATGACTGGTGAGATCCTTGACGCCAAATGTTTGACGCAGGTCTTCTAGTCCAATGTTGTCACGATGAAATTCAACCCGGTCATTGAAGTGATAGGTAAGATAACTCTGTGTTGAATAATGCTTGGCAATGTATGTGGCTAAATCCAATCTAGGGGCATTGCTGCGTCCAACAAACAACGCAAATGGCAGTAAATTTTGAGTCTTGTCAACAGGACTTCCATAGGTCTTTGCTTTGTTGACCATGTGATACATGTTGGTAAATTTAATGTTAAATTTGGCACGTTGCTTCACGGCGTTGGAAGTTGCTACTAATAAGTTGGTTAGATCATAATTTGTTTGTTTGGCTAACTTTTCAATGATATCTTCTATGCCCAGGCTGTGTATACAAGGCCCTTCGCCAAGAAAATCAATCACAATGTTGTTGCCAGTACACATAGCCACAGCAAGTTCTGCCACAAATTCCGCACGATTCCAGACAATGCTATCGCTGGTTTTGACTTTGATCTTAACTGTTGGCATCACGTTCTGAGACCATTATTCCAAGATTGCGCCAGCTTACTTTGTAGTGGTGCTTGAAGAATTCACTGTCTTCGGCTGTCATAAAGTTCATTGGTAGGTCAAGTTGTGTTTTGAGCTCATCTGCCACTCGCCCTGCTATAATGTCAGGATGATAATCTTTCACTGTTTCCCACAATTTAGCAAGTTCATCAAAATCCTGAACTTTGGTGTAATCCCATTCGGTGAGCATTGTCATGTACGTACCTTGCCTGGCGCCAGCAATACACCATGTGCCATTGACAGCATCTCTGCCCACGTTGTGCCAAATAGTTAGATTGTCCAGATTACGCGACGCCACTCGTTGTTTGAATTCATTTAGAGTGGGCTTGCTGCCTCTATCCAGGCACATTTTAACACCCTCTCTAAATCCAGCACGCCAGGCTTGAAAGTCCGTGGTATTGATATATGTTGTTGAGTAACAATCATGCATTGCCCAGTACTGGGAGTGAAAACAAAACTCCACAGCAGTTTTATCTTGACCATCACTGGCTTCGTGCGTTTGCATGTTTAAAGCAAACTCCCTTGTCCAACAGCTTATACCACCGTTGCCATACATTAGTCCATTGACACTATTCCTAGCACGCCAGCGAAATACACAGTCAAGATTGGTATCATCCAACTCCAGTGTGCATGAAAAAAAGCCAATATCAGGGATATTATCACCATCAATGAGCACAAACCTATCAGTGGTGGACGCCATGGCTGCCGCTTTGTGAGCGGCGTCTGATCCTTTAATACCATCCACTCGTCGTGCCCAGGGTACCATGTTCCGAACACGTACCCAATTCGCCTCAGCATTAGGTTCATCATAAGTTAAAAATACGCAATCTAAATCTGCAATATCAATCGTCTGACTCATAATTTTTCAATACCCATTTGAAATTTTCTTTGTTTGCATCTACTATCACTGCAACATCATCAACATGACACGCAGTTCCTTGATCGCTTGGCACTAGTTTGGAAGTGTGCGCGGGATTGATCTTTACAATCTTTCCATCAAGAACTTTGATGTTAGTCTTGTTGGCTCTGAAGGTTTCTACATCAATTTCAATATAGTTACCAGGCACATCCTCCATGCTGTAGAATAGCGCAGTGCCTTGATCATCGTAATACAGTCTGTAAAAGACAGCGTGACGAGTGTCAACCAAAAGCTTTGAAACTTCTTCCCAAAAATCTGTTACATTGTCCATGTTTTTTGATGATAGTGAAATGCCCCCCACTGAGTCACTGTTTGTACTCTTAGAGGATTGGTTTCCCAAACCAATTCTTTGGTCCAGTCTTCTGTGGCAATAGGTATAATGTGTTTTTTCATGTGTACTATTTTAGGATAACTTGCAAACGGCAGAGTACATAGATCAGGCCCAATAATCTGCGCAGCAATAGCATAGACTAGATCAGTTGACGCTTCGTCATTGCAAAACTTCAACAAACTTCTATACTGATACCAATTCTCAAAAATATTTTGTACCAAGGTAAAAAATTCATGTGCCAAGTCACTACGGCGCCAGTAAGTCACAGCGTTATAGACATCAGGCAAGTTGTTGCTGTCAAAAGTTTTTCTGTAAAATCTTGATGCAGCCGGTTGATCATAGAAATCTCTGCACCCAGTGCTGATTACTAAATCTCTGTGTTCTAACATTGTCCACCAGTGCGCAATTGACGAAGCAATTACCATGTCGGCTTCTAATTTTATAGTTTGTCGGTAAGGACTCAACGCATAGGCATAGATGTCATTGCCATATCCAAGGAGTTTGTAAGGAATATCATCGTTGCCTATAATTGTTACTTGGGCTGAGTTATCAAATGACTGAATACTCTGTTTGAGCTGTTCGGCGCAGCGACGATAATCAACTGTGTCAGTATCAAACGCAGGAATGATGTATCCGCGTTCAGCTATTATCTTGCGCAATCAACGTCTCCAAATGTTTTTTGCCCATGGCATGAAAATCAAGATTTTTCAACCGAACCCAAACGTTTTTATTGTCTCTAACAAAGTCAAATTGATATGCATCATCAGCTCGTGTGATTTTTACATCTGGCATAGCAGTGGGCATGCTTGATACTGAAGATTTAATTTTGATAGTATGACCAGAAAGCAAACCAAGCGCAATGCTCAATGCATAGTCATTCCTAAAATTTGTTTGTGCAATTTTATACAAGTTACGATAGTGCTGCCAGTTGTCTCGTATCATGCGCATTGAATCAAATATATAACGAGATGTGTTGGTTTTGTCAAACATCATCACAGTGGCCCACCACATTGGAAATTGGTGAGTGCCAAATGTTTGTAGATCAATCATTGGAGTTCGACCGGTTATATCAAATGCTTTTTTGTAGCACATAAATTCTTGATCAATGTTCATCCAAGAGTTTAAAAGATTGCTACCAACCACATAATCTGCATCCAACAACAGTGTTCGACCATACGGTGTAAGATCCAATGCATCCACTCTATTGCCATTGTACCAACTGACAGCACTGCCAACGTCTTCAAAATATCTTGTACCTGCGGCAGGTTTCTCAACTACTATGACCTGATCAAAGATTGAATTTTTAATGGACTGGTCTGTTACCAAGGTTGTTGGTAGTCCCAGGAACTGATTGATGTTGTGAGCATTCCAAGTTGCCAGTTTGACATAGTCAAGTTTCTGATTGTTGAACGCAAATATCATTGCGCCTTGCGTCATCGACGTTTCCTTGAATCTTCAAGTTCTATTAGCCAGGCTGTCATTTGCTCTTGCCAACGTTGTTTGGCTAAATCAAACAATTCTTGTGCATTGACTTGAACTGGATTGTCATACAAATCCAAAATTACTAACGGAGTGCCGTCACTGCAAATATTCAGTATATTCAACAATTCTGGGCCGGCACGCCACATACCGCCGGCATGTGCAAATAGCATTTTGGCTTCGTACTTTTCTTTTAATACACGCCGATTTGCTTCGTGTGCAAATCTTGCTTTGGCAGTGGTTAGTATCTTGTCAGTATCCATTGTGTTATTATACAGGAATTCCAATCAAAAGTAAAGGGCCCGCAGGCCCTTTTGGATTAATGCTGCCACTATTATGTAGTAGTTGCTGCAACTGCAGGAGTTCCCCAGGCAGCGGTTGTTAAGTATGTACTCGAAGGCGGATAGTATGTTACAATAGTGGAAGGTGCAGTACCGTGAGTTGCGAGGCTTGGTGCCGTACCGCCACTCTGAGCATCATTTTGTCCAGGATCATTGAACCAGGTTGTGGTTAGATCCAATGTAGTACCAGTGTTGCCAGTTTTAGCTTGAACTCCAATGTAGTTAGCGGTGTATGGTGCACTGTCGGCAAATTGTTTGTAAATTTCTGTGTTTGTGGTAAGCAATTGGAACCAACCAGTGGTGCCATACATTGTGCCACTAGGAGTAGTCGGAGTTCCAGTCCCGCCAATCACGGTGGTTCCACTGTAAAGTGTACCTCCAATAGTTGCGTTTGCTCCGGTGGATCGACCAGAAATCCAAACAGCACCTGCCAGGGTTGATGCTAGGTCATTCCATTCTGCATCGCCTTGCTCACCAGTCGACGATTTCCCAAAAGTTATTTTGACCAAACCGCCAGCATTGAAAAAATATCGAGCTGCGTCGGCCGAAGCAAAGGTCACAGTGTGTGTAAAAGTGATATTTGTGCCCGCGCCGGTCCCACTAGTTTTTCCAGAAGTACCTGTCCAACCAGTGTACTGACTTCCCACTGCTACGGCGTTGCCGCGATTGTTGTTGAGGTTTGTTAGATCTGTTGCTAGGTTGTTGAAAATTGTAACTGTGCCTCCAGTAGTTGGAGCCGCTCTAGAAGTAATGGTGACACCGGTTTGGCTACCCATTGAAGTCACTGTGTTAACCAATGTAGCCCACTGAGTGGCAGTGATGGATCCTAGAGTAGAGACTGTGTTAATTGATGTTTCTCCCCAGCCACTGTTGCCAGAACCTGCGCCCCAGATTACATTTACATTGGGACTGCCAGTGCTGACAAATCCATTGTAGTCTGTGGCTTCAATTAGTCCACCTGCTGTATAAGTCATATCTGTTCCTTACTTAATCATAACAACTGCCTCAACCATGCTTTCTCCAACAGTAGTTTTATCTACCAAAGCACGACCAATGACATTAAACGATGTGGCTTCTCCTAGAGCTGCTGCCCTAGCAGTACCATCACCAGCTGACACAAGCCTGTCACCTTTTTTGATAATGCCCACGCATTTAACAGGGACTCTACCAGTAATTGCAACTGGAGGATGTGTGTCGTCTTCGCCTGCGCCGCCATTCATTAGATATGCAGCATTGGTGCTGATAACTCCAAATACGTTATCACTGAGTTCTTCTCTGGCACGTGTAATTTCTTTTTCGCCGCCCAACTCAACCACAGTTCCGGCTTCAAGAATGTCATCAGCTGCGAATCGTTCTGCAACGTCAGCATAGAGTGCTGTGGTTGCTGTGGCAAATACTCGGTTAAAATAACTAGTACTTGATCCAACGTTACCAACTGCATTTGGACCACTGTGATTAACATCGGTACAAGTCAATACATTGCCAAAATTGACATTGCCATTGGCACCATCTAGTGTCATAATTGTAGTAGTAAGTCCACCTTTGTTGACACTGAACACAATATTACCGTCTTGAGTTTGATTCTGCAATGTGACCACGCCTGCTGCAACACTGGCTTTGAAGTCGTTTGATGCACCAACTGTCAACCCGGTATTATTTTGTACATTGAGTGCTACACTCATGGTTTGTGTTGATCCAGAGTTGCGTACAAAACTAGTTGATGTCAGTCCGTTCAGTGAAGTAGCGTTGTTTGCGGTACCGTAAAATCCTGGTATCACTCCATCAACACTGCTGGCCAATGTTAGGCCGGGTCGAACGTTTGCAAATCCAGTGATGCCTGCTCCACTGGGGACAAAATCAGCATCTTTGCTGAATATTCCAACAACAGCATTGGCCACTGTCATTTCAATCACAGTATGTGTGTTACCAATGTTGTCAACAATTGATATTGGCACAGCGCCGGTAGTGCCAGTGGTGCTATTGAATTGTGGGCCAACTAAGATAAATGCGTTGCCGGAGTAGACTTTGAGCTGTTGATTCACAGTATCATACCATAAATCACCGGTGTTGTTGTTGCTGGGAGCGGATGCACTGGCAGTGGCGCCGCCTAGGCTTTTCCAGCTAACACCACTCCAGACTTGAATAACTTTGGTTGTGGTGTTGAACCATAGCTGGCCAACAAGGGGTGCTGCTGGTGCTGTGCCGTTGGCAGCATTTTCCAGTAGATGAACAAAGTTTTCATCAAGAAATGCTCCGTATCCTGGATAGTTTTTTCCTACCAAAACCATGTTTGAACTGGTATTGATAGTGCCATCTGAAATTGTGGCAAACGGAGTGCCGTTTGTTAAGTTAATCTGATATGCCATTGTGGTTTACCTTTTTACCTCATATTTATTAAGGGTTAATCTACGCATATTTATGCAGCACTGAGGTTGGTCAGTGTCTGAATGCGTAATGTGTAATCTATTTGTATCTGTCTATTAAGGCTTTTTTGTACTGGGTGGAAAATTACATGCGTAATTAAACGCAAATCATCAACGCTGCCATTCCAGGTTTTTAACCCTAATTCATCAAATACATACTCGCCAGCAAAATTTGTAGAATTATCAAATGCTTGCTGTCCTGCAGGTTCGCCGTAGTCAAGCAAGCAACGAACTACAATATCACTGTAGACTTTTCCTGGGGTGTGTAAAACTGTCATGTTGTTGTTGGCAACATCTGTGTTGGCAGCACTGTTATCATCAACCACTTTTGAATATGTTTGGTTGTACAAGTTGGCATTTTGACCAATTGTGTTGGGCGGAAGATAGGTAATTACACCGGTGGGGTCAACAGAACTACCGCCGTTTCCAAACGCCATGCTGTATATGTAACCCAGTGGACGATCTGCCAGGGTCTGCGCCATGGCCAAACTGATGTTTTCGTAATGTATAGCGTTCTTTTTGTCTACAAAAATTTCACCATCATTGGGATCATAAATTTTTACAAACCCTTCAATTTTCACTGGTATTTCCATTATGCCCGCCCCTCTACATAAACATATTTGCTGTTGGGGTCTGAGATTTTGAAATGTGCATCAATCTGCACTGATCCAAAGTCGTTGGGCTGCCCAGATTTGATCCTTGGATCAGAGCCGGACTGTTGTTGGGTCTGTTGATTTGTTGACTCTTTATTTTCCATAATGTTCTATTTACCTAGGTTACAACCCACGTAAAAACCTTGCTGCTGTGGTTTCAGTTAATTGCAGGGGTCGCCCATCGCTGGGTTCAGCTATACCAGGTTGATACCAACCGTCCCCTCTATACACTGCAAATGTAATTTCAACTCCGCTAGGAACTTGATTTGCCAATTGCACAGTGAGTGGTTCTTCGTTTAACACAGTGTATTCGCTGATCAGCAATGTTCGCCCTCCTACTATTACTCTCAATGTTTCTTCTGCCAAGGTGGTACTGTCAATGTTCAACAATGTAAATGCAGTGATAACAAATGTTGTTTGTGTACCATTGCTTGAAAAATTCTCGCTCACAAGATAATTTTGATACTGTGACGGGAGTAAATTGCCGCGGCTCATATCATACACAGTTGATCCACTAAGATGCGTAGTTGCTGCAGTGCCTGCAGTACCTCTCAATAAACCACTGACAGTGTTGTTTACTGTGTTGCGATAACGATACATAATTCTTTCTGCATTTACAGTGATTACTCCCCAGATGTTGATGCTGACATTGGGCTGGCCCAGCGCACTTGCACTGCTGACATGAACAACATCATCATCTGCATATAATATTTGAGTTAGCTCAGTGGTAGTGGCAGGGGTCATTCTGTAAGTCAACTGAAGCCCTCTCATATCTTGGAAAATTCTAAAGGCCATGGCCTCTGGAACAATACTGTTTGTTGCCATGGTCACTGCCACCACATCATTGTTGGAGATTACAAATGGTAAAATCAAATAACTTGTGCCATCTTGTGGCTGAACAGTATAGCCAATGCCGTTGACTAATCGATATCCGTTGTAGTACACCCAAATTCTAGTGGGGTCAACATTGGCTCTGCCCAAATCAAAATCATTAACAAAAGTAATCGTCGAAGCCGAGTAATCAAACGAGCCAGGATCAAACAGTAAAGTATCAGGACTATAGTTAGTGCTGTCAAATGGTTCGGAAACACCAACACCTATTTGCACTGAACCTTTCCAAAGTTTTGTTATTATATCTTGCTGGCTGGTGTCATTCCATGTTGTAATACTGATTACATCGCCATTGGCAATGGTAAAAATTGAACTCAATCTAAATATTATCTGCCCAGCATCAATAAAATATTGTGCGTAGGTTGTTACGCAAATTAAAATTCTTGCACCTGTTGCTGGTGTAGCAGTGAACGAAATATAACGATCTTGTGTGCCAGTCCATGCGCTTAAAACAAAGTCCGATCCATAGCTTTGATAAACATCATTAACATACACATGCACATCGTTGTTGGCAATGTATTCTTGTGAATCCACATTTCGTGTTGGCAAGAAATAGTCGGTACTACCATCTTCGTAGTACTCAATGTCGCTGCCCGGTCTAACACGAACGCCATTGCGTTCAACAATCAACTCATCTTGGTTGGATCCTTGTAGACTGTTGTCAAGATCATAGATAATGATGTTACTGTCTTCAACAGTGATGTATTGAGTTACAGGGTCGCTCCAACTTCGCACAGTGGTGCCAGGACTGACTCCCAACACTGTTACATTGATATAGTCAAGATTTGTAAAAATTTCACTAAACACAAGTTCGGTTTTATTTGGTGCTCCAACTACTGCGTTCCAACTGTAGGAGCTGGTGTACAATGATCCATTGACCCAGACCACAATCTCTTGTATTTCAGAAATTGTGACATCAAGAATGATTGACCGTGATGCTCCATTGCCAATATAAGATAACCTCAATAACTGATTGCCTCCGCCAACTTCGAACGCTCTTATCATTAGGACATCGTTGGGATTGATACTTACATCAGCCGAGTCAACTGTGACAGTCTGTGTAGTCCAATCCACTGAATACTGATAGGTATCATAATCAATCCGCTGAGTGATATTGGTTAGCTGTGCAGTAGCAGGATAAGGCAACAAGCCTGCAAAACTAAACGAGGGGTTGTCCGAGGTCCATTCGTATCTAAAATTAGCTATAGCAAACCCATGTCCATCAAAGTCCCAATCAGCCCCGGGTCTTGTGTAAACTCTTAAATCCAAGGTGTCAAATTCAGCCCCAGGCACAAGTTCCTCTGGGGCAAAACTTGAGTATGTGTCAACAAATGCGCCTCCATCAGTGACTAAATCATAGGGTCTTGTTCCTATATAAGAATCCAGGAATCTGCTGGTGAAGATTGTGTCTAGTATCGTGTCACTGTAGGTAAATCCACCTTCTGGAGAATTTTGTATATTGTCAAACGGATATAAATCATAGGGATCACTGTCAAACCCAGTGGCTGCGTCAAACGGCACTGGCTCAAGTATTGTACCTGGATATTCAACCCCATCAATCAACAGCGGCAACACACGGCCGGGAATGGTGGGGTTGGGAACATAATACCCCATGGTACGATCCACGCCACTGAGTTCGCCCGGTGGCATTAAAATCCAATCAGTTGGATCAAACGTTGCTGTGTTGACTCCAGAACTGTCAGGACTGTTGGCTTCCCAGATGCGATTATCGTAACTAACCAATGTGCCATTGTCAAAAGTGTCGCTGGGCACCCAAGGCACAAATGTTTGTCTGTACTGATAACGGTCATACTTGAGACTTACCTTGAAGGTTCTCACCGCCTGATGTGTCATAATAGGCACTAAACGAGCACCAGTTCCACTTCCGCCAGTTATCGTTATTATTGGAGTTGTAAGGTATCCTTCGCCGGGATCAGTGATGGTGATGCTTGATATTTCTCCTGCACTGTTGATGAATGCCTCGGCGGTGCCCAGTCGTGTGGCAGTGCCAGTGATGGTAATTGTGGGTGCAAAAATATATCCAGAGCCTGCATTGTCAATTCTAATAGTGCTGAGGTATAACAAATAGTTGTTCAACCATTGGCTATAGGGCCACGCTTGCCACACTGCAGCATTGGGCGGAAACGCACTGACATCGTTGGAGAAACTGCCATCATAATCCAAGATTGGACTTACATACTGTGCTGGAACTAGACTGGTGTCATAGTACGAAGGAAGGTCAAAGTCTGACAGATCACCTTGGAATTCATCAGCACCATCATATTGCAGGTTGAATTGTCTGATTTGCACATGATAAGGTTTGACTTCGTTGATGTAGTCAAGAACAAAGTTTTGATTGTCGCGGCGGTAGTTCTGGAATGGCAGTAACTGTCTAATCTTGTGTGTGACATCTATTAGACTTGTTTTGCCTAACCAGCTTGGAGCTTCTTGCTCGCTGAGAATATAATCAAACATCAAAATTAATAGTTCGTTGCGATAGATTGCCAGGTCATCAACAAATAACTGTTGATTGACCGCTTCAACTATTTTTCTAGTTTCGACCTCAGGACTGTAGTCAAAGTATTGTGTGTCAAACACTTCAGCATCATATCCAATTCTACCTTCTGCATAGTCAAACAGCCCAATACTGATTGCAATTGTGCCATCTTGCAGTCCCACACGATCCCATCCTATTGCAGTTTTTTGATAAATTTCCCATTTACTTTGTGAGTTAGCAGTGACTCTAACAAAAGATCCCAAGGGAACTGTCAAGGTAGCAAGATTGGCGTAGTTAGAAATTTCGGCGATTGCCAACAGTGATGGATTATATGTAGATGCATACCAGTCAATGTAGCTCCAGTATTGTCGAGTATCATATCCTTGGACTTTGGTCAACAGCAACGTCTTTACCGCAACAGAGCTGACTTGAGTCACTGTGTAAATTGTCCAGAATCCAAAGTTGGTGGAATCACTGTCTACCAGGTATCTGTAACCAACTGGTTGAATTTGTATGTTCTGCCAACTCAATTGTTCAAGATTTGCAACCTGCATGTCCCATTCTCCGCTCAGAGTTGATGGTGCTGGCTCTGCACTATTGAGCAAAGCAAAACTGATGTTGAGTTCTGACATTGGGAATTGCGCTAGAACATTGTTGGTGAACCGAACAAAATTCTGTCCAGCCAATAGCCTATCTATAAACATGCTTTGACGTGGACGGAAGTCTACACCGTATCTCATTGCATAGGGTAGATTAGGATCAGGCACAGGCAATCCTGACACATTGATACCGCTGAGACTGTCAATGAATTTTAAATAAAGTTGAGGATTTAAAACTCCATCAATACGATTTTCAGGCACAAGATCATACACAACGTGAACATTGGCGTCATTCGGGGTTTGATCATACTCAATATGCAAGATCGTGTCTGACGCTTTGATGTAGTCAGCACCGTTGTAAATTGCAATTGCGTTGGCAGACACAGGTGCAATGTAAGATATGCCACTGCTTCGTGGGTCTTCGATGTATCTTGCAATGACTTCGGTGCTCAGTGTTTTTTCTGCTGCGGTGGCAACAGTGGGAACGTTTTTGACCCAATAATAATAGATGTTTTCAACAATGCCTTGTGTATTCAAAACAGTTGTCACTGTGTATTCAAGGATAGAATATACTTCGCCAGGCCCGGTATAATTGGCAGGCAGTTGGGAACTTTGTATCCACTGATATACATCAACTTGGCTGCCCGGGAATACCTGTCCCCAACGTTTGGCAGCATAATCTATGTTTCCGGTGTTGGGGTCAACAAATCTCACTCTTGCTGTGTCCCACCAAATCTCGCCAAGATGAGTTTCAAACCAGGTGTTACCAGGAGTGCTCTGCCCAACATTGTAAACTGCTGGATTAACTGCACCAACATAGTCAATGTTTCGTTGAGCTGGGCCCAGTATCTTTCCTTGCAACGGATTAAAGAAATCAAAAAATTGATTTGTTGTGGAAATCAATCGATCATACATGCTGACAGAATTCAACAGTCGGATGTTGACAATTGGCTGTTGTTGACTAATGACTTGCCAGGCCGGCAGGTAGGTTGGGTTAATAAACAGTGCTACTCTGCCAAGAGCATCTATGGTAGAATCTTGTTTTTCTTTGCCTGGACTTCCAACCAATAAGATATTGTTGACATAGCTGATACTGATGCCAAATTCATCATACTGAGTCACTGAATCATCGTAAATTTCTTGTCCAAAAATAAAGTTACCAAAGTTTGCGATACTGCTAGAAGCTGCTGGCAAGAAGTTAAATGTATAGACCACACCACTCTGAGGGGTGTAGTCTGAGAATGTAGTTGACAGTGAATCAAAAATTGTGGTGTCGTCATCAAACGTAGTTGGAATAATCAGCGTGCCGTTAGGTGTGCCCACAGTTAATATTTCAGCACTGCTGTCAATGTTCACTGCATATCCAAACTGTGCGTAGTCTTGAGGATACGGACTTGAAATAGTTTGAGCATAGGCAAATGTGGTGTACCCCAGTGTTGTAAATGCTGATCCCACTGCGCCTGGAAGTACCGTGAGTCTATTCAGTGGAGTTGACGCAGCTAAATTTTGAACCTGTATGGTTAGATAACCGTTGGTGACCGAAGCTGTGACATTTGGCACTGATGATGCGATTGCTGCTGCAAATGCTGTAAGTCTCACTGCCGCGGTAGATCCTGCAGGCACCGCCACTTCATAATCGTTTATGCGCAGTGTATTGCCAGCTGTCAATGCGGGATTTTGATTGATATTTGTGATAATACCAAACACCCTTGATTGATTTACTGTGCGTTCAACTGAGCCGGCTTGCGGCAGTACTCCACTGTAGAACGGTGCCGAAATATAGATACTACAGTTGTTTGGGCAAAAATCCAATGCAAATCCGTACTTTGCCCCTTCTTCAACGTCGGATGAAGTCAGCGTTTGTATTTGTGTAAACTGATTGGTTTCAATTTCAATAATGTCACCAATGGCTAAATCAATCAAAAAGGTGATTGCTGTTCCATTGGATGAATAAGTGCCGTTGTAATAGTATTGATTGCTGTACTGTAGAACACCGTTGAGCAATACTGTAGTAGGGTTCACCAAAGGCTGTGCAGGGGTATAGGTCAGCACACGGGCATCGGTGACCTGAAATCTCTGCGCAGACCTATCAAAAACAAAAACTTTACCTGCTGTGGCTGTTCCTGACACAGTTGCGTTGGGAGTGCCAACTACAATTTGTCTGCCATCGGTACCTGATGACAATGCGGTACCAAATCTTTCGCCCCCACTGGCTGCAGTAAACGAAGTTACATATTTAAAATACGTTGATGCAGTGACAATAATCGTACTGCCCACATCAGGATTTCTTAAAAATGTCACTGTTGTTCCTGCCATTGTGTAATCCAGCACAGGGCGATACAACGTTCCATCAACAGCAATAGTGATACTGTCATACCCACTAGCAGAGTACAGATAGTTGGCAAGATTGAAAGTTTTTACAAGACCACTTAGTGGAACAAAGAATCCCGACGTTGTGTAGGCTTCAATTGTTCCTAAAATACCAACATCTGTCACTGTGATAACACAATTGTTCAGTGGTGCTGTTCCACCAAATTGTGTGCCATATATGGTAAGAGTGTCACCAAGTGAATACAGAGTGCCTTTGGTTGATACAAATGCGGTATATTTGCCGCGCACAACATCAACATTGAATATTGCTCCAGATCCAACTCCTGTAGTGACGTTTGCAGTAAGACCAAAAAATTCTTGCCTGTCCAATTGTGTCAACTTACTTCTAGATATCACCAGCGTAGATCCAAGGATTGGGAAAAAAGTAAGATTAACTGTGTTGCTTGTCACGGCATAATCGCGAATGTAAGTCAGCGTCTGGCCATTGTATACTACAGTTAGTTGTGAACCTACATTAAACTGTATTCCAGTAAGCGGAAATACCTGTTGAGTTGATGTGGTAACGAATGTGTTGATTTGACTTTCCACATCAACTTTGCCATATGCATAGACGTCATCCACGCCAGGTGCGCCAATGTACAACCAACGTTCATCCTTGCTTATTGCAACTGAATAACCAAATTCAGCTGCGCCTGGGCTGTCCAGTGCCAGTAGAATTTGAGATTCAAAAAATCCACTTGATAGTTCGTCAAATACTAAAACACTGGCATATCCTTTTAACGCTGCACTGTTTGGTGCCCCCGCAGATCCGTATGTGTTGTTTCCAACTGACAAACTAGATCCATAATTTACCACGTCTACAGCAGACCGAAGGCTCAGTGTTGACCCTTGTGTGTAACTTCCAACATCAATGGATCCAAAATTCACCACGCCGCCGCGATCGTTGGCTTGGTCAGGCTGGCCAACTAACACAATTGAATTGTCTTGCCGTTGTGCTAGTGCATATCCAAATCTTGTAAATGCAGGTTCTGTGTCGCCTGGAGCAATTGATGTGAGACTCTCCACTGGGGAATTTTTTTGCAGTACCTGCCATTTACCAAATCCGTTGTTGTCGACCCAAATCAGTGATCCGGGTTGAATATTGTTTACATATGGTAAATCAATTGCATCACTGGCCTGTGCCACACGCATGGTTTGTAATCGTAACACCAATCCTACACCTGTAGCTACAATTTGACTGGGGTTGGTAAATGCAAACACAATTGACACAGTTGTCAGGCTTGGTATTCTAATGACTTTATACACGCCGTTGACAGTGTCATCAAAGAATTTGACGATAATAGTATCGCCCACCGATAATCTGTGTTGCGCTGTGAAGGTTAAGATGCTGGTGCCATCAAGATTATCAGTGACCGTGCTGAGCTGTCCAGGAACATCTTCGGCTCTATAGATATTCCAATCATAGTCATTGACTTTGGCTACCCAAATACTTGTACCTACGCCTATCACACTCAAATATTGATTCAACACTGTGGAATCATCAAGAGAGAACACAGTGATATCAGCATCTTCTAAATTTACATACCCGGCTGATGGGTATGTGTCATCGGTGAAGCCCAGGGTAATTGTTGGGAATATATCAGTGGACATCAACACTGTGCTGGTGCTCCAAACATTGGCCAACTCAATTGCTTGGTCAGCAATGCTGCTCTGGCCCGTTGTTATAATTTGCACAACACTGGGATTGGCAGTGAGCAAGGCCTGATTGAGTCTGAGATCAACGTAGCTACGATTGGCTTGCGCTCCGTAGACACCGGCTTGAATTGCCCAGTTTTCATAGACTGTGTAATCTGCACCTTCTTTGTCAAAGTTTGCATTGGTCAACAATCTCACTGACTCAATTGTACCTTTGGATCCAAGGAATTGTTTGTACACATTGACTTGACTTACATCATCTAAATCAAGTGCTGCCATGTACTGGCGTGGTCTAAATCCTATCAGTCCATATGCAAGAAGATCGTTGTCACTTTCCAAGTTAGCAACATTTACGTTGTAACTGTTGGCCAGTTGATCGGCCTTGTTGGGAATATTTGGCAACAGCCCAGTCTGGATTTTTTCTCGATCACTTGCAGCCCAGTCGTTGAAATCAAATTTTTCCTTGGGTTGCACAATGGTCAATGCACTCCAGTAATTGTTTTTAAACAATACAATTTCACCTTTGGTATACTTGACGTTGGGTGCCCATTCTTCTATATTGTCTTGATTTAAAATAAACCCTGGTGCATTGAGTTGACCATTCCAGTCATTGGTTAGGTTCCCAAACAGTCTCAAACGATTTTGTCTGGCTCCGGTAGTAGGGTCATAGATCAAGTCACCAAACACAGTTACATTACGGAAAACAATTAGATGTTCATATGCTGTAAATTTTAAATTCACAAAACTTATGACTTGATTATCCTGTGTGCTGGCTCTAAACTCATTGTTAAAACGTTCAATAATTAAATTCTGCACACCTAGCAACTGCTTGTTTTGATCTTGTATTTGATTATCAGGGCTTAGTGTGACAATACTGTCTACCACAGCGTTGTCGCGTTGTACAAATAGCTCTTTGGCCGAGGGATTTAAGTTAATCAAACTGCCTGGCCCCCAGCCTTGATTGCTCCAGTATAAAAACTCCACGGCCATCTGTTGCCAGTTTATGGTGTAACCGTTTTCAATTGTGCCAAAACTAAATCCCCGACTTTCCAAGAATTTTCCATAACTCAACAAGAAGTCAACCATCACAGTGTCATTGACAAATGTGTACCCGTATGGAATACGCACAATATCAGTGGTGTATTGTGCAGGTACTTTGACTGTACTGCCACCGCCAGAAATTTCTTGCAATTGACCTGAAGGTCTGCTTACCAACACCTGGAAATAAGGCTCCACGGTGCTGTATCCAAAAACTTGATAACCGTTGTCAACTTGTTGTACTATGACTGAACTATAACTTACTGCATCAAAGGGTTGATTTTTGTACAACAGTAAATCAAATCCGTTGTCAGGTATCAACAGTGTGGTATTCAATGAAGCTGGGCTGGGCTTTTCAAGAAATAGTTTTAGGTATTGCTTGTTGCTGAAAGATGCCATTCTATAGCACAATCTAACATCCAAGCGTTTGAGTGCAGTGCCAAGGGTTTGAGGTGCTTGTAGATTCCCAAGGTATGCATTGTAATCAACAATCCAATTGATAAAACTAGCCTTGCTGGTACCAAGCCCATATATTTCTATGCCATTGGCATCAAGTCTATAACGATCGTTGTATAAAAATTGATTTAATGTTGTGTTGTATTTGTAGAGATCTCGATCAGCCAACAACGAAAAAAACTCAGCTGGACGTGTCAATGCAAACAATCGCATCACCGCAAAAGGATAACTGCTGCTGGCACGCCATGAATATTCTACTGGGCCATAATCGCCAGTCTGCCAGCTATGCCTAAACCCTGAAGGATCATAGGCACCAACTATACTTTCAAATGGACTCAATAATTCGCCAGTAGGTCCCACTGGTATAATCTTAGTGAGACCGGGTCTAGCAAATGCAGGTTTCATGTAAAATCCCGCGGGGTCAGTCACCAGTCCAGCTTCTAAGTCATCCCAAAGAACCAAGTTGCCAGATGTGTAGGGCGCAGGTCCATAGCGATCGTTCCACCAAGTGGGCTTTTGTGTCAGACCCAGCATCTCCCAAGGAGTGGTGTGCGGAGTAACAGTATCATAGAAATCAAGATAGATGCCGCGCCATGCTCCTGGTAAAACTTGCCCGTTGAGCTTGTTGCCGGCCTGATCATAGTTCCAAGTAAATGAATTTTGTGCGCTGTAATCTTGTCTGTTATAGTCAAGTTTGTTCCATCCTATCCAACTTAAAAACTCACCAGCAAACACCTCTTGTACTTCTTGAGCAGAATAGTCTGTTGTTCTAAATGCACCCGGAATAATATCTTCTGGCAGAATAGGGATTGGAGAAACTATTTTGATGTTGTTGAATATTCTATTTTCAAATTCCAGCAACACATCATCTCTAAAATCACCAAATGCCACGGTTTTACTGCCATCGTGTCCAAGAATAATAGTGGTTGGTTCAACATAAGAAGTATCAACATAAATCTGTGGCCGCCACGAGGGATATAGTCCCATTTTTGTAGGTGTATTTGGGCAGAAACTTCCCACCGTTGATGAGAATTCTTGTATCAAAATAACATCGCCCACTGCCAACAGCGTTGTAATCTCTAGACTGGCTGAATCTACAATTGTGTTGAATTCAAATTCGCGAGTCAACAATCTATTGTTGACAAAAACATTGAGACCGAGATAGTTGCTTGAGGTAAAATTATAAACCTGAACTGTTTCAAACACAGGCGTGGAGATTGCAGTGTAGGTGTAGCTGTTTTGTGTGAACACAGCACCTGCCGGCAACATATCGCTCCAGTAGAATGCATTGCTTTCAGTGCGTCCCAGTGTGATATCACTTATCACCGAAGTTAATATCTGCGCTGTGGTTAGATTAGTGTAGTCATTTTTGGCCAAAGTGTCTAGTAACAAGGTTTTATACTTGACATATTCTCTACTGTTAAAATCAATAGAAGAAAAAACATTGTAGTCAGGCAATCGTAAAAACAGTCCACTCAGTGTCAACGGCGAACTTTGTTGTACAATTGTTTCACCGTAGGGAACAATGTTGCCAAGGTCTCGACTATTGTTGGTGCCATTGATTGCCCCACGAAGTTCAGTTAGATTTTCTCCAATACTGTTGTAATGTGTTCTAACTGTGCCCAAGGTAAAACTAGCGGAGTTGGCATTGAACGGATTGTTTTGTAAATTAATTGGAACTTGATAAAAACCAACCTGGCTGACTTGATCACTGTAGGCCAATACCTCAATTACATCAGTATCAAGATATGTTTCGTATAAACGAATGGTGGTAGTATTGGGAGTTGTGGTTACCAGGTACTTGCTGGGCGGTACAAAAGTTGACCCAGCGTATACTTTTAGATTAGGTACTGGCTCCGGCGCATCAACTGCAACTGGCACGTCAGAAATTTTGATATCTAACAACAACGGATCACCGTTGTAACTAAATCTAAATTGCTGCAGGCTTCGGCTTTGGGTAACTGCTGGTTGCCAGCCCAGCAAACTTTGATATACTTCTCTACTAGAGTACTGGCGAGCAAACCCTATGCTGATGTCAGATTCAATGCTGCTGCGATTGATAACATACAAAAATGTATCGGTGTAGAGATTGTTGTCAAATACAATGTCGCCAACATTGCTGATAGTCAGATATCTCAAAGGAAAATTAAGAACCACATCATTGGCACCGGTTCCTTGAGCATAGGAAAATAGTTTGGTGCCAGTAAAACTAGATCCTGGATACTTGATCTGGTCTGTGAGACTCACTCCATCTTGATCAAACAGATCAAACAACGGTGCCTGATTGGTTTTTGTTTTTTGTTGTGCGCGATTCCATGATACGCCGTCGTACCAAAAACTTATTCCTTGATTGGAGATTCCGTTCATGCATACCACTGTGTCATTGATCAATGGCAGAGAATCCGTTGTTGCCACTAAATTTATAATAGGTTGTGCTATCAAAGGAGGTTCGGTATCAGGTGTGATAAAAACAACCTCATACACACGATTTCTTACATCTGCACTGGTGTCTGCGGCAAAAATCACACGTGATCCATCAGTCAGTGCATACCCGTCAATGTTGTACTGTGTTTGTCCAGCCACTTGGCTAAAAGCATCTACTGTGGTTAAATCAATTATGTTTATTGGCTGTTTTGATTTAGTGCCAAAGTTATACAATCGCATGCCAGCTTTAAATTCAAGAATAGGACGCTTGGCTCGTGACGTTTGATCAAACAACGCAGTGGTGTTGGTATACACAGCAGTGGCTTCAATGACCTCTCTATGAAACCAACGATTACTGCGGCTCCAGGCACTGAAATCTTCACTGGCACGATTTGATGTCAAGTAGTCTTGAATTGCTGGCTGATTTTGGTTTATATCATAATTTCCAATGTCATATGGCAAACTATCAAATGGAAGTACGCTGTTTTGAGTGTAGGTTTCTGGAGTGATAAACTCTGTGACCAGCAGTAGTTTTATAGCACTACCAACGCCTTCAACATAGTAGCTGTTACCAATATAGCTTGTTGGAACTACATTGTCAAAAAATGTAACCTTGAGACCGTTGGTAAACTCCACACCGTTGGGGCTGGTGTAATTTTTTTTACCTACAATATCAGCAATAAAGATTGTGGTGTCTTGAGTTTGGTCAATCAAACGAATAGCACCAAACATGCTGGGATTGGTACCGTCCTGATAATATATGGTATCTAATGCTGCTGTCAACAGAGGAATCTGTTCAAAGTATCCATCACTGTTTTTAAACCATTTTGTATTGCTGTAAACTTCGCCACTGACAATGTTAAATTGCTCAAAGTTACTGACTGCCAGTGTGGGCTGTAGGCTGAGATAGATTCTGCCATCCAACGCGGTTTCGTATTTGACGATATAGACTTGATATCTATCTGTTTTTGTCAGGATGGGAGTGTTGGTACTAAATCCATCAATGTCGTATGTGCCAGGTTCACTGACTCCGGTGGTTGGTGGATTAGGACTATAAAACTGAGTTCGGACCCATCCATAGGCCGTGGCATCTTCAGCATCGGTAATTGGAAACTGATCAACAAAAACCACAGTGTTGTCCTGCAGATTGGTAATGCCATCAATGCCGTTGGGATTGGCAGCAATAAAATCATCAAGGTACTGGTTGTTTATCTGCGCAAATGTCAACTCACTGACTAGATCAACATTGGGTATTTCTGTCAACGAGTAATAAAAGTTTTGCGCAGTTTTTAGTGGAACGTTAAATGTCACTGTGCCTAAATCTTCACCGTTGTTGACTACCCCCAGAACATCACGACTTGATATATTGGGGTTACCTGGCATTTTGCCATCAACTCCTGGTGCTGCCTGAAGATAAAACTTTGGACCATCGCCCGGCACAGGATCAACAATGTTAAATGTTCCTCGCATTGTTTCGCTGGTTTCGGCTGCATAAAACAGTGTATCCGGTGCGTCATAGGGAACTGTAAATGTCACCTGTCCTTGACTTGCACCGTTGTTGACCACACCATTGTTGTAGAGGTTGGTTTTTCCAGTGGTGGCAATTGTTTTTATATAAAACGGAAAGTCGCCGCCCAGTGTCAACGTAAACTGATAGGTGTTGCCTCTAATCAATGTTAGAACCGGATTGGGTTCAAAGTCTATTAGATAGGCCGAACTACCACGATTACTGACTCTAAACGTAAAGGTCGTTACTAGATTTTGTGTGACTTTAAAATTGTATGATCCACCACGCACCAAAGTTAGAGTTGGATTTTGTGCTGTATTTGAAAAATCAAAACTATAATATCCGTTGTTGCGAGTGACATTGATGTCGGCTTTGTAGGGGATTTGCTCGCCGGCCACCGACACTGCAAACGGTCCTGCTGGTAACCAATAGTACTCAGCAAAGTTAACCATTTTATCATAGTCAATAAATGGATCCCATGCATAATAGTCACTGACAAATAGTCTGTCAGCGCGAGTAGTGTCGGCGCCTTGCAGTGCCAACGCATCTAATATACCAGGATAGGTTATGGCGTCAACTGTGTCTTCACGATCTCGGTTGGTGATTACTACACCGGGCTCAAGTTGATAATTTGATCGTTCAACGCTGGGCTCTATAACATAATAGTCGTTGGCATTGACCCCGGGTCCAATTCTACGACCAATAAAACCTTGAGTTGAACTAAAGTTTGGTTCTTGAATCAGTTGGTCAAGCGTACCAGCAAGAAATTGCCGGTTAACTGGAGTCTGAAATATTTCAGGTAAAAATTCTACGCTTCGTACGGCCATTAAATTACTCCACTGCCGGGGGCAGTCTGTAGGTTAGTGCTAGTCAATGAGGCAATAATTTCAATATCAGCTACCGTGGCACCATTGACAAAAATTTCGTCAGGGGCAGATCTAATTTCATATAGATCACCAAAACTCTTTTGTGGGTTTAACGGAACCAGCACCACAGAACTCACCACGGTTCCTATTTCACTGTGAATGTAAGCACTTAGTTCTGAAAAGTAAAAAGTATCTCCAAAGTTCCACTTGTCAATGGTAAAATAGCTGTTCAACGCACTTATAACCAAATCTTTGATTTCACTGTCTGACGCTGTGGATTTGGCAGCGCGAACAACTTTTATAATTGCTCGTAGATTAGATTCAGCTTTGGAACCAAACAATGGTTTAAACACCACTGAATTTAAAATCAGTTGATCTGAAATCATTTTGAAATTTTGCAGACCTTGATACTGCGTGTTGAGCTCATCAATGGTGGGAGGCTCTGGGTAGGGCACAGTATTGGTTGTGTCTTTGATCCAATTTTGATAGGCTGTGTAGTAGGTCTGAGTCACTACATAGACATCAATGATATTTGAAGTAGCCGGGTCAATTCTTGAACTCAATGGACTATTGGCTCGATATTGGAAATAGAGATCTTGTCGTCCGGGCTGTGCAATGTAGTCACCCTCGGTGACCTCAACCAATGTTCGTTGCAGTGTAATTGTGTCAACCTCAATTTGATAAAATACAACTTCAGCGGTTGCATAGAAAACCTGTCCAGGAATGTATTGCGATTTTACTAGATCAATCTGCGCCAGTGTTGCGTAGTTGTAATTTACAACACCAAAGTTGATCAACAGATATCTTTCTAGTCCATCAAAATCAACTGTTTTTTGTAAAAACACATAGCTGCCAGTTGGCACAATCGCACTAAAAAAATCTGGATCATCAGGAGTTCCGTTTTGATCATTATCTTCAAAACTCACCAACACTTGGAAGTCATCAACTTCTCCGTCACTTTGCACCGGTTGTCCAACAATCTGCATGGCAATATCACCTGGCAACGGCTGATTGCTGTTGGCCTGACTGTTGCTTTTTAAAACTTTGATATAGTCTTTGATTGTGGTACCAGTGCGTGGATCAAATATTGCACTGCCGTATCTATAAAAAAATCTAGTTTGAATCACGCTGCCAAAATTATACGTCAACTGCCGTGTGGTAAGAGTGTACTGTAGTCCATTGGTAATAAACTGCATGATCCAGCTGGCATCTAAATTTTGTCCTGTGGTATTTTGCGCATTAGTCAAACTAAACGCGGCACCCTGTGCCAAGTTGGTTGATGTTATCAAGTACCAAGTTGCAGTTAGGTTGTTATAACCTAGTCCAAAATTACGATACACACGAATCTGTTCACGCATTTCAGTTTCTATTGTGCTTGGTAGGTCAGTTATGAATATTGGTATGACTTCAGATAACACTGCATCTGTTGGCACAAATGTATCCAGTATAACCGGGCCTGTTCCATCAGGATTGTTGCCTTCGCCTAACCCAGTGCCATCTAATTCAACTGCCACGGGACTGGCCCAGATATATGTTTTATCTGTGTCTAAGGTACTGGCACCTAACACCAGTCGGTTGTCAGCATCAAAATGATACCCTGTTGGGGGTACAAATTTAATCAAACTCTGAGGAACAATGAATCTTAGATTACTGCTGTTAAATGGGCCAATTGGCGCTGGCAATCCAGTAGGTGCTACAAAATATCCAGTGGTTTCATTTACCACGGTGGTGCTTTGATTCCAGGTTGTATCAAGTCCTATCAGTTGAGGTCTAGTGTAGTTGGCGTAGTAAAATTGCAGAGTCCCAACTTGATTCAACAGAGGTTGTACAACATTTGTAATCACATCAGCAATGTCGTTGATGGTAAACCATGAAAAAATCACAGTGGGCAATGTTAGATTTGTAAACAGTGCACCGTCGCTGGCAAAAACATTTGTACTTGAGTACTTGCCAGTGGCATCAATTAATTCAAGGTACCTTGATGTGCCAATTGCTGATCTTGCCACTGCCTTGGATTTAATAATGCTTGAAAATTCAGTGTAAGGAAATAAGTTATAGTCTTCACCATTGACCATGCGATTCTGTGTGTAGTATCTTGCTGGCGCACGTTGCTTGATCTCGGCAATGCTTTCACGACTTTGTGCATTACTGACCGGGGTCTGCAAACTACATGTGAAAGTTATTGCTTCGGTGCGTCCTGTTCTGCTGACGTAACTGATACTGGCAGTGACATTGGACATCTCTTCTGGATTAATAATGTAAGTCAATCCGTTTGAAGCTCGCACATACGATCTAAAATTACCCACTGGTATGGCTGAAAATACTCCATCACCAAATGTTAGAGTAATTTGATCGTTGGTGCGACTTTGTGTGGAGTAAATTGATCTTGGTGTTGTGGAAATTTGTTCTGCTGCCGCAGTGTAGATATTTTGTACGTATTCCCACTCAGTAGTGACTGTGCCAACATTGTCTAACTGAAACAACCAACGATCATCGTTGTTGATTCCTTCAATGTTGATATTGACTGTGCGATTTGTCACACGTTCTGCCAAGTTAAAATCTTGATTTTGCAGAACACCTTGCTTGAACAAGAAAAAGTAGCCGGTGTTGGGAGACCCAAATCCCAATTGATCGTTTTTGTAAACAATATTGAATGGGCTGTCGGGCCTTGGGGCAGGTTCATACAGTTGACTACTGCCCTTGGCAGTGGCACTGACCAGTTCAAACGGCATTGATATCCCATCAACCACCGAGGTGTAAGGAATCACAGGAATAAAGCCTGGAACTAAATTTACAGCATATTCATCGTTTTTGACACCAAGAATGTATTGACTGTTGCCGGGTCTACCCACACGCTGTGAATCAACTAATGCAGCATTGATGACAGATGTAAACTGCTCAAGCCAATTTGGGTTGGTAGGATCATTCCAATTTATAGTGATGTTAGAAAGATTAGCCCCAGTGTAATCAGTGATGTTTTCTGTGGTGCTGACTGCAATGACCTTGACTGTGCCTTGTGCTTCAATGTTGCGCTTGGATGTGTAACTTACTAGATTGGCCAACCGTGTGACTGAATCTCTGCGTTCAGCGGTATCAAGATAATTTTCTCTGGCGTTTAAATCTGATCTAAACGCCAGGGCTTGTCCCATAAATGCCATTACATCCAAGAGTGCAATAAACTCTGAGCTTTCAATGTAATCATTGAAGGTCTCTGGGTAATAGAGGCGAAGATAATCTACAAAACTTTTGCGTAGAGTTTCAAAATCGTAACTTTGAAAATCAGCTTCACGATAGGTTTGATAGATTTGCTTCCAATCTTCAACCCCAAAAATTGCGGTTTGTCTGGTGGTAATGGCCATAGTTTCTCACTGTTCCAGTATTTATGGTGCGAAATAACCACGTAGTTATACGTAACTGGCCGAGCGGGTGAGTTGATCAAAAAAGATAGCCAAACGTTCAGCATCGCTAGACGGGGCATATTGTATTTCTAATTCAATTAACATACCATTGTCTTGAGCATAGACATAACTGTTGATAACCTGCAATCTAGGATCTCCGCCGGCTACTCGCTGCACTTCACGATTTATTGAATTCACAAGTTCATCAGTGATATTTTCAAATAAATTATCCCATAAACTAGTGCCATACTCGGGGCGTCCTGGCAGTTGACCTTGTCTGATGTTAAATGCGTTGAGTAAATCTCGTTTGATGAGCTCGGTGTCTACTAGCGTAAACTTTTTAAACTGGCCTTGAGTGTTAAATCCAATGAATGTGGGCATAATTTGTATTTAACCTACTATACTTCTCAATGCACCCGTCAGACTATTAATGTTTAAATTAAAGCCTGTGCCTTGCTGTGCCAAAGTAGCTGCTTCAGTAAAGGATTGCGTTGAATAATTTGGGGTGGGAATTTTATTATTGCCAAGTATACTTTTCACTGCCTGGTCCACCGAACTACGATTTACAGTGTTGTTGTATCCAACAGCTTTGGCTTCTCCTGTGGCGCCAATTGGTAGCTTGGTGCCCACAAAACTCATTGCAAATTCACCTTGTTTGGCAAGTTTGTTGGCTTCGCCTACGATACTTGCTGGTGCGCTGCTTTTACTCCAGGCTATGGCTGATCCAGCACCAAATTTATTGGCAACTTGCAGCAATGGTGCTATTTCTTTCACTGGCAAATTACTGGTTATTGCGCCGGCCTGACTCAAACTTGTGTAATTTGACTGCATTAGACCTTGAAAAATATTGGTCTGCTTGTTGGTGTTGCCGGCAAAACTTGTTAGATTGCTGATGCCGTCTTTCCCAGTCCAAACACTGGGAGAATTCAAGACCGATGAAAGTTGAGCAGGGTCACTGCTCAGGTAGGCATCAGTGATGCCAGGTTTTAAATAACCTTGTTGTTCTAACTGCTGCGGCGAAATTCCAAATTTACCAAGCCCCGTGGTGGCTGACACAGTTGAGGCAGATTGATTAAGACCCGCAGCAGTCTGAGCCAATAATCCCTGTACCTGAGTTGTATCAAGTGCTCCAATACCAGTGCTGGGTTGACTGGTTTTTAAAAAATTTGCTGTGTTGATTCCGTTGGCCACTGGCAATGCAGTCAACTTGCTGATGGTGGATGTGAGTCCTGACGTGGAATTTTTTGGTATCAATGCCAGTGCCGAAGACAATCCACCAGCTGCCTGTGTCAACGCACTGAGAGTGCTGCCCACAGATAAATTAGTCAAACTTCCGGTACTAAACTGTGTATTAAAAATTTGTCGGGCCTGCGCTTCGCTGGTGCCGGCTGCAGCATCAACTTGGTAAGTCTTACCATCAGAAGAAACAAAATTATACTTTGGCATTAGTTTGTCCGAGTTATAGTGGCTCCAGATGACACTGGAACAGCAGTGGGTGGCGGTGCAGAACTGTCTGATAGATTGACCTGTACATTTACTCCGCGATTGTGATACGGGTACGGTTCGTGAGTTGGTGCTCGAGTCACAATACTCTTTAGAGCATTTTGCTGAACTAGCCAGCCTTTACTGGCATTGAAAGTTGTGTCATCTAGCACTGTTTTGGTTATTAAAGTGGGGGTCTCAACTGCTGCAGCCGATCCTCCATTGAGATCAATTCTTCCACCCTTGAACACGAGACTACCACCGCCCTTCCAGGATCCACCTTGACTGTCCAGTGCAATAGTGCCATCACTTTTCAGCGCAAGAGCTGCTTTGCTAAACACAGTCATTTTCTCAATGCTGCGCAATGACAGAGTTTTGTCACTTTCTATTTTGGTAATACCTGTGCTTTTCATAGAGATATTGCCCCCGGCATACATGTTGATGTCTTTGTCAGCATGTAAATTTATTGTGCCTTCAGTTCGCACATTAACGCTGTTAGTGCTGTAAACGTCTACTGTGCCTTCTTTGCCAAATTCTATCCAAGTCTGTCCATTGGCATGCATGATGTGAAAGAAGTTGCCTTCGTCATTCATCATGATTTGGTGACCTTTGGATGTGCGAAATCTAACCAAGGCATCTTGGCCTTCCAATGTTCCGTCGTCAAGTACAACACTATGGCCACCTTGACGAGCAATAACTTTGACATCTTTGGGAGCCAACTGTCCTGATGCCAATTGAGCTTTGATGGTTGCCGGTAACAATCCGCCCTGATATATTGGTCTTCCGGGAGTGCTTATTCCATACACAGTGCTGGGAGTTTCTCGCTGGGAACTTGATGTAATAGGTCCTCGCTGTATGTCTCCGTTGACTCCTTGTTGAAACATTGACGCAGCAACAACTTTGTGTATGGGTTTTATTTCGTTGAAGAACTTGGGATTTTGTTGTGTGGCAGGATTATACACATTGATCTCAACCACCGGAGCCTGTACGTCGTTGCCAAAGTATGCTTGTTCCACATTGTTGCTTTTGTCAAAATTGCTGCTGGCACCCACGGCCGGCACCATATGATTGGCACCCTGATCTGGTATGCACCCAACATAGTATCCTCGAGTGGCATCGCCTTCTACAAAGAAACACAACACACTGACCCCAATATCAGGAGGTGTCATCCACATTCCATAACTTTGAGGATTGCTTTCAAATGTGCCCACCCCAGGTGCTGGATTAAAATTAGGATCGTTGGATCTAGGATCAGTGGCACCATAAAATGGAGAAAGATAGCGCACGGTTCGCCACAAACTGTTGTCGTTGGCGTCGCCACCACCAAACGCTTCAATGTACACTTGAAGACGTCCTGAAAAGGTAGGATCAATGTTGTTTTTTACCACACCAATAAACGGGCCTGGATCAGCGGGTGCACCGCCTCGATCCAGTTGAAAGTTCTTGGCTCTGCCGGTGCTTCTAGTGATATTCTCTGCCATTATGTTTCCTTGACCATAAGTTGCCTATCTGTGGTAGGTATTATGTTTACCTGTATGCCCGGTAGTGTGGTAGGAATTGGCTGGTTGGCAACACCAAACGTGTTGACATTATACTGTATGCCGGCCAGTCCAACTACTGGTGTGTCAATTGTGCCTTGGCTGGTGGGATTTTCTGCAGGTGCTGCGGGCAACACAGCTGGAATCGAAATCTGTGTTGTTGTGCCTAGGTTGTTGGATCCAGTGATGGCATCGGTTCTTGCTTGGCCTGAAAATCTATCCGTGCCAATTGGCGATGATGAATTGTTTGATTCAGGCGCTGCCAGTGTGTCTGTGGCATATTGAGCTGGATTTTGAGCCGATCTGTATACCTGGCTGGCATTTCGTAATCCAGATGCTGAACGCTGATTTGTAGAAGCCTGGCTGAGATCACCAGCATCTTGTTTGATATTGGTTGCTTGTTGCGTAGTATTTGGTATGGGGAAAATGTAGAGGTTACCTTCCACAGTTTGTTCAAACTTGCCTTGCATAAAGAAACTTGTGATCTTGTTGGCTTTGTAAACAAAACTCTGTTTTGAAGTTTTGTTGTAACTTTTGGCAGTGAGGTTGGGTGTCATTAGCCCAGTTTCGATATCATAATCCCCGTTGCGAACCCACACTATCTCAAACAGCACTTCACCAGCATCAGTGTTGATGGTGCCATCAGGCAAGAAAGGTTTATAGACAAATTGGCGAGCATCTACTCCGGCAAACATTTCCCCTTGCACAATCCAAGCAGGATCACCTACGATACGTATTTTTACTGTGCCCAGATCAGCCTGACTGTATAAAAATTCTGAAGCATTAGCAGCTGGTTCGTTGACTGCGTTGTCGCCTTGCTGCGAAGTTTGATTGCTGCGTGGAGCATACCAGTATTTTCTAATTTTTTGTAGATCACTGGTTGATTGCTGCGGATTTTTATTGGCACCACTGAGGGTGGTTCTGTAGTTATGGTTGTAACTTTGCTGGTAGTCAAGCACCGCAGTATTCTGACCAGTAAACCAGTAAGGGTAACTTTTGTGTACTCCGCTGAAATTTCCGGTAGGAAACCATGGACTGTCCATGCCTTTGATTTCATAAGGGCTCACAATAAATTTTATTTTATAGGCATAATCATTACGTCGGATATCATAGCCTTTTTGCTCGGTAACTAAACTAATTTTAAACCAAGCAAAGGTTTTGATATTTTTTTGAGTGTCTTTAACTTCACCTGTGGTTTCGTTGACCTGTGCCAACTGTTGGTTTTCAACATATTCGCTATTTCTAAGCACCAGGTCAATGGCCTGTACAATTGGCATACCTGCGGTGATTCCCACAATACGTTGATTGGGGTTCATGGCCTGAGTTTCATCCAACAGTGCTCGTGGATTGGCATTGTTGGTCATGGGTGTGTTGCTATAAGACGATTTCAAGGCCTTTCTAACACGAGCTCCTCGCATTTCATCCAAGGCAAATTCTATAGAGTATTCATCAGCTACATCAAACACCTTGGTTTTGACCAACCGGCGTTGAAATTCGTTCAATGCTCCCATCAGTCCGCCCACAATCGTACCCGGAGTTTGATTTGTGGCTGCATCAGCCTTGGGTGGTGCGTTGTTGCTGGGACCACCTGTGGTTCGAAGTGTACTGAGTATAGATGTATTTGTGTTGGCTTGAAACTGATTGGCTTGGGCTTGATCTGATTGAGTTGCATTGGTTGTGGTGCCACCAATATCATTACCCAGCACCTGGCCCACAGTTGATCCTGCAACCTCAATGTTGTAGGGAATAGACCCACGCGATTGGCCAACACCAACACTCTGCGCAGTGGGTGAGCCAGTCACCGTGTAAGTCACTAAGCTGCTGCTGACACTGAAAGTTACGTTGGTTATTAGAAACGGCACATACTTGGTGACCACAGCATAGGGGTCGTTGGGAGTGTTGACATCGTTGTTGTTGACTTTTTGCAATACGCCAGTTTCATCATATCCGTAGAATGAAATCTTCATCAGATAAATTGCTGCCGTATAATTTTGAATCCCACAGTAGTCGTTGGTGGCTGCTACGAGGTTCTCAATCAAAGTAATTCCGTTTGGTTCAGTGACGGTAAACTTTAAATCAGTGTTGTTGTGTGAGGCTCCACTGCCTTTTCCTGGCACAAGATTTGACAGTTCAATGGAATCAATATAATAGTCTAAACTAAAGTAAGGATTACGAGTTGGTGGTGAGGTGCCAGTCTGCCCGTTAATGGTGGTTGTGACAGATCCACCACTTGCTGCCTCTGATATGCCACCACTGCGCATCAACAATCCGCCGTGGCCTCCCCATTTTTTAGTTTGAATTAACTCATTGTAGTCTGAGGATGTCATCAACCATATTTCAGCGTTGTAGGTATAGTTGTAGTATTTGTCAAGTACATTGGCCTGTGGTGATACTGTTTGATCAAATGTACTTGCAACTGCTTGCTGGGTGGTGTTTTTTCTAGTGCTGGCATCCTCATTCTCAGCACCAACACCGCCTGAAAACACTGTTTGTGGAGATCTATCTCCAGTAGAGATAGGGAACCCTTGGCTTGAGGTTGAAGTAACAGCCTGTGTTTCTTCTATGGTCTTTACTGGACTATCTGTACCAGTGTCCTTGACTTCGGCATCTCTTGTAACTGTGACCGTGGCATTTGATCCGCTGGGATTTTCTGGCGCGGCAGCAATTCTTCCGTCTGGTTTTATTACCTGAACCGGCGGTGCATTACCAGTGGTAGCAGCATCCTCTTGAGCTATTTGTCCAGCACTGTCACTGCCGGCCACGGCTGTGTTGGATCGTTGTGTGGTGGCCTGCTGAGCATTGGCTTCGTTCTGAGCTTCGGCTTCAGCTGCTGCTAATTCTTGACGTGCATCAATGACATCTTGGGTAGCAGTTGCAACTTGTGCCTCTAAGCTGGCAATATTATATTTTTTTCTCAGTGCTAGATATTCAGCAGTGCTGCGTTGAACATTTCCGGCAATTCTTTCAGCGTTGTAGGCTGCTGCTACAGTATCGTATTCAGCTTGAATTCTAGCAAGAGCTTGTTCTGCACGAGTCAGTTGCTTCCGTAGGGTTTCTACACTTAATGCCATGTTAGAATCCCAACACTGTTTGTAAAGTAGATATCTTTGGCAGGTATATTTGAATGCCTGCTTTAAAATCCAGCGGCGGCGCTGTCAATGTGTTGGGGTTTCGTTGATAAAATACCCACCAAAGATTGGCAGATTGATACAAATCATAGGCCAGCATATCTGGCCTATACTGGTATGTTAGATTGAGTTCAATCAATAGATCGTCACTGTACTTGGGCAGTGGTCTGTTAACCATTACACCAAGATAGAACTGATCGTACCCAGTATTGAAATAAGGACTTGTGGCATTATAGGCAGGCATTACCAGAATCCTCCTTGTAATAAATCACCATTGGCAAAACCCTTGACTGAAAATTCTTTACTGACTTGCCGACGTGTCTGTGTTGGCAATAGAGTGATGCTGATTTCCATTGATGTTGGAACATACGTTGGTTTGCTTCCACCTAGTTCACCAGTTAGCCTCTGCTGACTGGCCTGACCAGGGTCAGCACCAATTGGTGGTTTGTTGAACAAGGTCTGAAGTCTTGACAGTGCCGAACTAAAAGGATTGCTGGGCAATGATTGTTTGTTTCTGCGTTGCAATAGATTTAAGTTGACCTGATTGAAACTGTTGCATCTAATGTAGTCTACATTGTTGGGTAGATTATAGGTAAACGTCTGCAGCAATACCGGATGCTCATTGAATTGGTAATTACCAAACCCTGACAAAAACATCAATGGGGGCGGTGCACCAGCGTCAGCATCTTGGCCGTAAAACATCTTTGAGGCTGATCTGAAAAAATGAATCACTGCCAACAGATAGTCGGCCTCGTCGGTGCTCTGAGCTGTAAAGGTTCCGCTGATCTGTATGGGGGCAACACTTGAATTTTGATAAAAGTAACCTTTGTAGTTGCTGTGAGTTAGATCGTACTGTGAATAATTGGCATTGTAAGAAGTTTGCACACTTGGAGTATAGGGAAATATCACACCATCAGTGATCTTGAGAGGAAACAAGATAGCGGAGTCATCTATGCTTGGGTCATTGTACAAATAATTGCTGCGCGGTGCTAGTCGTAATCTTACTCGCCAATCTTTGTTGTTGACATTGCGGCGTTGCTCTCTAACAACGTTGCTGTCTCTGGCCCGCGTGAGGCCAACTGCGGTGCCATTTTCAGTGCCTGCGCCTGTGCTCAATGGAAGACTTTGAGTGACTCCTGCACCTAGACCAAGGTCCACATTTTGTGGACTGGTAATGGTACCTAAAATGTTGGCGTTGGTTTGATCGGTAGTGAAATATCCTGTGGTGTCTGTCACAGTGTCGGGCTGGGTGACAAATCCACCGCCTGTGGTAGCTGCTGCCAGCCCCGGAGGAACAAATGGATCAACCTGGGGATTCACAGGATCCGGTATTGGGGTTACATCAAAACCAAGTTGGCCTTGTCCACCTTGGATGTAGGGAAATGCTGCGGTAGTGCTGACATCGTTAACTGTGTTGTCTTGAGCCAGTGATGCATAAGTGCTAAATCCTGCCCCTGGCGCAGTGTCAAACGATGTTATCACTGGCTCAGTTTGCGCTACAGGAAATCCGCCAATGTCAAATTGTACGCCGGTGAATGTGTTGGTGCTGACAGGTACGTCTGGGGCTGGATAGGTGTTCAACTGTTGTTGCCCGGGCTCTAGTGCCACTGGGCCGCCAACTACCCCTGGAAATGTGTAGGGACTTTGCGCTGTTGATAGGTTAATTGCTCCAAAACTTTGTGCAGGTTGTGTGTAGGTTGTTCCGTATGATTCTACAGTTGGTGGAGGCGCTGGATCTGTGGCTAATATAGCATTTTCGTCAGCTATGCCTAATCTTCCAAAGTTTCGACTCTGTGGATCGTTGTTGATTGCATAGTTGCCTTGATCGTCGGCGGTGATGCCAGCACCGCGATATGCTGCCTCTATGGATGCGCCATTTTGAATAAGTGCATTAAATGCTTTTGCTTTTGATGAATCGTATCCAGCCATTATATTTCCTTGTGATGTATTTACCCAAATCAAAAACCACGTAGTTTATCAATGGTTGACAAACTGGAAAAATGTTGTATAATAAGTAACTTACAAGGAGATTGATTTGTCAACTGCTATCCCACGCACCGCACCCAGGGTAAACTACCTAAACAATCGAGACATTTTAAAAGAAATACATCTAAGCAAGAACACCTATTGTTCGTTTCTTGATCGCAAAACTGATCATCAGTACGACATGATTCTTGCTGCTGTTGGTAAAATTAATCAAAAAACAGTGGCCGAGGCTCGGCGTAATCGTGCAGATCGCATCAAGCGAGAAACTGGCGAAATCATAGATCCCAAGAAAATTCCCAACACTGATTTGGTTTTTAGAATCATGACCTGGGAGCATATTCCCATGGCGCCAAAAAAAATTACCAAGGCTGCTGCAAAGAAGTCTCGAGTTGAAGAGATGTTTGAGTTTGAAGATGACACCGACGATGTTTTAGTTGAATTGGCCGATGCACCTGTGCTAGATCTAGTCTATATACGTGTGAACTTTCCTCCGTTCTGGCATTATAGAATTGATGGAAACAAAACCCCATTTTTAGTAGGTAAATCGCACTGGAAAGGTGACGTAGAGCAGGGCGAGTTTTGCAAAGAACACGGCACTATGACCAACAAGCTGGCGCTGATGTTTCTCAAGTTATGCGAACGCTATGCCACTCGCAGCAACTGGCGTGGTTATACTTACAACGAAGAAATGCGTGGACAGGCTCTGTTACAGCTGGCACAGATAGGCCTGCAGTTTGATGAATCAAAATCACAAAATCCGTTTGCATACTATACTGCTGCCATCACCAACAGCTTTACTCGTATTTTAAATATTGAAAAGAAAATGCAAAACATACGTGATGACATCTTGGAGATAAACGGTTTGAATCCAAGTTGGACTAGACAAAATTCTGGAAAAGACTCAGGGGCAGTGATGTCCATACCGGTTGCAAGTTTCAACGACGACTAGTATAATCGTAAGTTATGTCTAACTTATTCAAGAAGGCCGTGGTGTTTACGGACATCCACTTTGGCCTAAAATCCAACAGCCATGCACACAATGAAGATTGTCTGGCATTTGTCAAATGGGCTACCAAACTGGGCCAGGAGCATGGCTGTGATACTGCAATGTTTTTGGGAGACTGGCACAATCATCGTGCCAGTATCAACATTGTCACTCTCAATTATAGTCTACGAGCACTAGAGCACTTGAATGAAAATTTTAACCGTGTGTTTTTTATTCCTGGCAATCACGATCTTTATTATCGTGACCGACGTGATATACAAAGCGTGGAATGGGCACGGCACTTACCTAACATTCATATCTGCAATGATTGGTATAGTAGTGGCGACGTGGTTATTGCTCCTTGGCTCGTTGGCGATGATCATAAGCGCATTCCAAAACTAACAGGCAAGTACATGTTTGGGCACTTTGAACTGCCGGGCTACTTGATGAATGCCATGGTGGCCATGCCTGATTATGGCGAAGTTCGACGAGAAGATTTCACAGGCTTTGAACATGTGTTCACTGGACACTTTCACAAACGCCAGACACAACGAAACATTACCTACATTGGAAATTGTTTCCCTCATAACTACGCCGACGCCGGTGACGACGAACGAGGCGCAATGATCTTGGAATGGGGTCAGGAGCCTGAGTTTCATGCCTGGCCTGATCAGCCTACCTATCGTGTGCTAAACTTGTCTGATGTGATTGACAATGCACCAAATCTATTAAAGCCCAAGATGCATGTTCGGGTAGGACTGGACATTGAAATCAGTTACGAAGAAGCAAACTTTATCAAAGAAACATTTATCAAAGATTACCATCTTGCTGAGATGGCACTGGTACCAAACAAAAATTTAGAAATTGACACAGACATGGCACCCGGAAATATAAAATTTGAATCTGTGGATCAAATTGTCATAGATCAACTTTCCAACATTGAAAGTGAATTTTATGATTCAAAACTGCTTTTAAAAATCTATCAGAGTCTATGATAAGAATAAAAAATCTGACTGTAAAAAACTTCATGAGTGTGGGCAATGTCACACAGGCCATTGATTTTGATCGCCGTGATTTGACTCTAGTGCTGGGAGAGAATTTAGATCTTGGCGGCGATGGGTCAAGAAACGGCACTGGAAAAACCACAATCATCAATGCGTTGAGTTATGTGTTGTATGGCCAGGCATTGTCAAACATCCGCAAAGATAACTTGGTCAATAAAACCAACAGCAAAGGAATGTTGGTTAGTTTGGACTTCAGTGTTGCTGGCAAAGAGTACAGAATTGAACGCGGTCGTAAGCCCAATGTGTTGAAATTTTTTGTCAACAACGAAGAGCAACAAAACGACGACAACGCACAAGGTGACTCAAGAGAAACTCAAGTTGATATTGAACACATCATTGGTATGAGTCATGACATGTTTCGTCATGTGGTGGCACTCAACACCTACACCGAGCCGTTCCTTGCACTCAAAGCCAACGATCAACGCACTATCATTGAACAGTTACTGGGCATAACTCAGCTCAGCGAACGTGCAGACCGTGTCAAAGAAGCTAACAAGCAAACCAAAGATGCTATTCAACAAGAAGAGTTTCGCATTCGTGCAGTGCAAGAAGCCAACAAACGTATTGAAGAGCAAATTAGCAGTCTACAAAAACGTGAGCAATTGTGGTCAAACAAACAAGTAGAAGATTGTGCAAAATTACAATCAGCAATAGACAGTCTTGAACACATAGACATTGATCTAGAAGTACAGGCACATCGAGACTTGGAAGCATTCTATGACAAAAAGAAAATCATAGACGAGTGCAATCGTTGGATCAAAAGCATTGACTCTGATGATGTCAAACTTGATCGGCAGACTCGGCAGTTAAAGATTGAAATTGAGAAGATAACTGATCATCGATGCTTTGCTTGTGGTACTGAGATACACGACAATAGCCTAGATGATGTGCGAGACAAGAAACAAAAGGAACTGCAAGAGATTGCGTTGCAGTTGTTGACCAACGATACTCAACGTTCCGAACATCAAAACGAAATTGATGACCAAGGTCCTTTGGGCACTGCGCCTGCTGTGTTCTACGACAGTCTTGAACAGGCATTGAATCATCGCAACAGTTTGGAAATGTTACGCAAAGATCTAACAAGTCGCCTAGCTGACACCAATCCTTACAGCGAACAAATTGTAGAAATGCAGTCGCAGGCACTGCAAGAAGTGTCGTACGAAGCGTTGAATGAACTCAGTAGAGTGCAGGATCATCAGGACTTTTTGATCAAGTTGTTGACCAACAAAGACAGCTTTATACGCAAGAAGATTATTGATCAAAATCTATCGTATCTCAACTCAAGACTCACTCATTACTTAGATAGGATTGGGTTACCGCACACAGTAAAGTTCCAAAATGACCTTACCGTGGGCATTGAAGAACTGGGACGTGAACTAGACTTTGATAATTTAAGTCGTGGTGAGCGTAATCGACTGATACTTTCAATGAGCTGGGCGTTTCGTGATGTGTGGGAAAGCTTATATTATCCTATAAATTTGCTGTTTGTGGATGAGATGATTGACTCAGGCATGGATACAACCGGAGTAGAAAGTAGTTTGGCCTTGCTCAAGCATATGAGTCGCGAACGCAGCAAGTCAATTTGGCTTGTGAGTCATCGTGATGAATTGATTGGGCGAGTAGAAAACATATTGCGTGTTGTCAAGGAGAACGGGTTTACCAGCTATGCCAATAGTACAGAAATTGTATGAAACACGGCACAGATGATAACTAACTCTGCATGACGTCACCTCAAAAAGCCAAAGGTAATTCCTGGGAAAACACAGTTTGCAAACATCTCTCTGCACTCTACGGAGAAAGTTTCATACGTGTTCCACACTCAGGCGCTTATATTGGGGGGACTAACCAACACCGCAAAGAGGTATTGCACGAAGGCCAAATTAGAAGCTTTAAGGGCGACATCATTCCCGGACAAAGTTTTCCTAAATTCAATGCAGAATGCAAAAGCTACAAAGATTTTCCATTTCATCAACTCTTTCAAGGCACATGTAAAACACTAGATGGATGGATTGAACAAACGATGGACGTCGCTGACGAGGGTGACTTCAACATTCTGTTCATGAAATTCAATCGCAAAGGCACCTACGTAGCAATACAAACACAGCCAAATCAAACTTCACTACATTTCACCAGGCATTTTAACTACGCAACATCAAAACACGGGCATTGGCTTTTCATGGACTATGACCTGTTTTGGGAATTAAACGCAGACTCAGTACGACTGCTCTGCGCATAGACTCTGTACCACTGTGAGTGGTCCCATTGAGCTAGCCGAGGTAAGGCTCGTTGCCAGCGGATTCTTGGGCGTCAAAGGATAGGCCAACTTAGGCTAAATGATCGCGGCTCTGTGATAAAAAGGTACAACCGCGGCGTAAGGTATTTCGCATGTATGGGATAACCTGCGTTCCGTTGTGAGTCAAGGCTAGAGTAGGAGGTACCGCACAACCGCCTCCGCGTGGAAACACAATCTCTTTATACATGTGACAGTTCGAACTCGGATGATGTCGTCAATTCTTGCCCGGCTTACGGGCAAGTATGACCGAAGAATCTAGATGATATCTCTAAAAACAAATGTTGATGAACGCAGTGAATCAACAGATGTGCTCAGCACATCTCTAATACAATGGTAACACAGGATGATGATTTGGCACCAATAATTGATGCAATTCAATTGTGTTGTTGGGAAAGGTTTCAAGTTGCCAAGTTTTGATATTGAGATTGTGTTTGTAAATCAAAAAATGTTGTAAGATTGCTTCCTGAAACACAGTCATCGGGGGTAATTGCAGATGTTGCCCAGAGACTATGGCTGTGACAAACACATCAACATTCAGTGCAAACTCAATGTCAGGTTGTAATATCTGCTGCCATTGCTGATATGCCAGTTGCCAAGTTGGCCAACGCGAACAATCAATATCAACTTCTAACCACTCAAATAACTGGGTCAACACTGCTGCTCCCATCATCCACCACTGCAAACAATCAATACGGAAATTTTTAAACTTCCAATCTACCAGTGGTGGCAGCGCAGGATCATCAAGAGGTCTAACATTGAGAGCCATGTATTCGCGGCGATCCCAGGTGTTGATGCCAAATTCGTTGTCATCAAAAAAAGCTTTCCACCATAGCACTTGGAGAGAATCTGCACAGTCGGGATATCTGCGTGTTAACCATTCGTGTCCATCACCGCGATCATAGCACTGAAACATTTTTACTGCGGGGTTGATTTCAATGCGGATAATGCTACAGTTTTTTTCTACACAATACAACACTGCTGCAGTGGTGTCTTGCTGTTGTTGTAGTTTTAATTGATGAATTTTTACGGAATCAAGGTGTGTGACATCCAGTGCCAACTGTTCACCAACCTTGTCAAACCCTAGTTCTTTGAAATCAAAAGATATATCATCACGGTGGTGATATCTATCTACTAGACATTGAGTGTTGCAGAATCCTTCAGGATGTATTTTTTTGTGAGAGTGCGCATTGGAATTCTTCAGCGGATTATCACACAAGGTAGTGCGATCTAGAGTTGGCCAGCCAATATACGTGTTGTCACCACGTAGATACTTGATACTCCAATCTAAAAATGTTGCACCCAGTTGGCCATGGGAAAACATTGCGATCATAAGTCATCGGGCCAATCCCTGAACAAGGCATGCTGTATGTTGCCTGACACAAACTGATTGAAACTGCGATGTTTGTCTTCGAGCTCACCTTTGAGCGGTGCTACTCGTCGAAAAGCCTCGTCCATCTGTGCCATACCTGTGAATTCCATGATGATCATCCACTCAGGCATGTCTGGGATAGATCTAAATCCCATCTTGCAACGTGTAATTCTATAACTTTGCATCTTGTTTTCTCCCACAAGATGATCAAAGAAGCTACGCATGTTGGTGACCCACTCAAGATCAGTGATGTCACCTTGTTTGTCAGCCCAGATAGTGTATAAGTCCATTATGTCATCGGTCCCAAAATTTCAAATCCATCTATTTGACTCTTGTACAGATGTGCCTGCTCAAGATACAAATAGTCAAAACCTCGTGCCCGGTAGATAGCACATTCAGTTTTCATTGTTTCAATTCCCAGCCTCAGCTCGGGACGATGATATGTCCAGGCAAACTGATCGCACAAGGCGTTGCGATCATCAAATCTACGTATCAAACTCCAGGCCACTAACTCGCTGTCGTCATAGTAGCCAATGATGTCGGCCCCGGGATCACGATAACGACTTGGAAACATCGGCATCACAGATCCAAACTTCCGGTAAATGCAGTAGGTTCTATAGATGTCATCTAACTGCTGACACACTTCGGCAGTGGGGTCAAGGTATTGCCATGTCACTGATTCACTGTAACTGGTCTCGTCAAGATTGATCCTTGCAAATTCATAAGTCACAGTCTAGGGTCCTGACGATGCGCAAACAAGCCCAACAGGTAATCCTCAGGCCAGTCTTGATAGTAACCCTTGTGGGCCAACTGTTGTGCTGCTGCATCAAGTTTTGTTTTGTCTTGCAGGAATATCAATGCATACTGGCCTTGATTCATTGAGACACCGTTGATGATTTCTGGTGAGTCAGGATGATCAGTCAGGGCCAGCATGTTCTTGTTGTCAAGATAGTTGATCTGCACCATCCGAGCACAGTTCTCTAAGAGATCAGCACTGATGACCTGAGGATCATACACCAACACCACAACTTCGCGCCCCTGCATACCCCAGCGCCAGTGATTTACCAAATCAAAGTAGGGATCGTTGCCAGGCACAATCACAATGGTGTTGGCTAGCCTGGCCTGTCTAGCATACGGACACGGTGCCCAGTTGTTGAGTGCAGGGCTGGGCTTTTCAACAAAGTCCGTGATCCACTGCTCAATATCATGTTTGGCCTGTTCAAAATCCATTAGAAGAAAGGTAGTCCAGATTTTTTAGTGGTTTCAAGATTCTCTTTGACAATGTCATTGATCATCTGTCGTTCGTTCCAACTCAACTGCAATACTTGATCATACGTTATGCCACCCCGCATATACCATGCCAACTTTAATGCCTCCTGCCTGATACCATTTGATTCTTTTTCCATTGTATCGATGATTTTTTCTATCTCATCGGCAGCCGAAGTCAGGAGGCGGGAGCGAAAAAATTTGATTGATCTAATGTAAAAGTTTGATCGTATCTGTGTTTGCACTCAGGACAATCAAGTTGCAGTGGTGGAATATCTGTGGCCTCACGCAGGGCAACCAAGTGGTCTTTGATCTGATTGAACACATGCGATTCGCAGTTGGCAAGAAATTCCTGAATCCAAGGCTGCTCAGATACCATGGCCTGCGGTGTTTTGATCATTGCAATGCACTGTGCTGCTGCTATCACTGTGTACCTTGTGAGTTTCATAATGGTTTGATTCAGCAGTCTGAGTTTTTCTTCTTCGGGAACATCAGAATCTGGCAGAATGCTGAGAACTTTTTGTTCTTCAAACTGCCGGATACTGTTTTCCACAACTTGCTGGTAACTCAAGGGCTTGAAATGTATTTCAATGTCGCCATTGACCAATGGTATTTCAAAGTTGGGTTTTTTCAGTCGATCCATGATGCCACGCAGGTCAACACTGAATTCATGTTGATGTCCGCAAGCCGGGCAAGTGCTGGAAAGTTCTAGTTCATGTCCGTAACTGGCTATCCTAATGGCCAACAACAAGGTGTCAAGGTCCGTGTTGGGCATTGCCCAGGCATCTCTGATGTTTGGAATGCAGCTCTGAATCACATTGACCACAGCCTGCCCGTTGAACAAAGCATCAGGAGTCCGATAACTGATTTCATCAATAGCAGTCATGGGCAGCACTGGCAATTCACCATTGTCAGGCATTGCCAGTGTGTCTTTGGGCCAGTGATTTCCAAGACTTGGCAATTTGATGTAAATGGCAGGTTGTCTAAAAAACTGACGTAGCGGGTTGATTTGAGGGTTCATAGGGTTCCATAAATAGGTTTAAGTACTTATTCTAGGTAAAAAACATGGATGCAGAAGTTCAACGTGCAGTAGAAGAGTTCCAACGAGCCACTCAAAACTTTGCTCAAGTCATGAGCTCAATGAGTGGTAGTGTTCAACAGGCCGCAGCAGGATCCAACAGTCTTGCTTCGGCTTCATCTTCGGCTAGTTCCAGTGTTTCAAGACTTGGTGCCGACGCCAAATATGCTGGCAGCGAACTTGTATCTGCTGCCAGTGATGGATCAGCGGCCATGCAAGGGTACAATCGCACTCTTGCGCAAACAACTAAACTTCTTCAGAATTTTGTTGGTGGAATTCCTGTAGCTGGTGCGGCAATTGGAGCCATGAGCGGTGCATTGCAGACAGCAGTGGCACAGGGCGATCGTTATGCCAAAGTCTATGGCAATCTCAGTCAAAATGGTCTTCTCCTCAGCGACAGCATGGAGTCGGTGGCGGCAGCGGGCAAACAAGCCGGCTATGCGATTGGGGCAAACCAAGAACAAGCTCAAAAGTTCAGTGACATCCTGCAACGTAGCAGTGGCGATTTGGCACTGTTCAGCAAAGGCACAGCTCGCGCTCGTGACACCTTTGTCAATGCAGCCAAGGGCATGGAAGGCAATCGTGAAGGACTGATGCGTCTTGGTATTGGATTCGACGAAGCTACCGAGGGCATTGGACAATACATTAGATTGCAGGCAATGTCTGGCAATGTGCAGAATCAAACTGCTGAAAGTATTTCTAAAGGTACAGTAGGTTATTTGAGAAATCTCAATGAACTTTCTCAACTCACTGGACAGAGTCGTGCTGAAATTGCCAAATCTCAAGAAGAGGCTCTGCGCAATGCTAGATTCAATGCCAAGATAATTGAATTACAAAAACAAGGACCCGAAGGCGAAGCAGCAGCCAAGCGGTTGATGAACACTTACACCCTGTTGTCTGCACAGAGCAAGGAAGCAGCAGACGGATTTGCTGACCTCAGCACTGGCATGGTATCCACTGAAAACGCAACAAAACTTCAGCTGAGCACCAATGGGCAAGCCTTGCAAGTCAGTCAAGACGTTATCAATGGGCAAAAGAGCTCAATTGAAGGTTTTCAAGTCATGGCTCGTGCTGCTGGTGAGAACGCTGACAAACAAAACAAACTCACACAGGCAATAGGCGACGTTCCTGGATTTGTAAAATTCAACGAGCAGGTCAAATTAGGTGCAGCTGGTGTCAAAGACAGTGTGGCATTAGAAAAAGAACTTGCAGCATTAAATGCTAAAACCGAAGCAGATGCTGGTAAAGGAATGAATCAACAAGTACAATTCCAACTGAAACAAAGAGATCTAAATTTAGAACTGCAAGATGCAATTAACAAAATTATTCCAACAGCACAGGCTGCTGCGTTGGCTTTGCAAAAAGTTGCGGTGGCCTTGGTTCCAGGCTTTACCAATGTCATTGTTGAAGGTATTAGAACTATTGAAAGATTCGCAAACCTGGGCGGAGCTAATCGCAACCCTGCTGCGGCACCTGGCACTACTCCAAGAAGCAATACACCACGCGATCGTCAACCACCTGCTGCGGCACCTGGCACTACTCCAAGAAGCAATACACCACGCGATCGTCAACCACCTGCTGCTGCACCTGGCAATAATCAAAATAATGCTGCACCTAGCAATGGTCAAACACCTAGCACTGCACCGCCTGCAAATGGTCAGAACAACACTGCACCAGTAACTGGTACGGCACCTGCCACAGGAGGTCTAACAGCTCAACAGCGAGCTCAGCTAGAAGGGCTGTCTATAAAAAAAGGCGCACTGGCTGACGGTGCTCCACTCAGTCAAAAAGTCATTGATGCAGCTCGCGCCATTCAAGAAAATTTTTCTGGCGCCCAGTTCACTTCGTTCAACGATCCAGTCAAAGGCCGCAGTGCAAACAGTGCGCACAATACCGGCAATGCGGTTGACATTGTAGTGCCGGCTGCACAGGTTGAAAGTCTCCGAGAGTTACTTGATAGTCTTGGTGCAAAAAAAGTCATCAATGAAATGCGAGCTCCTGCCAACAAAAAAGCTGCCGGAGCCTGGGGTCCGCACATTCATGCAGAGTTTGCCAATGGTGGCATTGCTCGAGGTCCGCGGTCAGGCTATCCTGCTTTGCTGCATGGAACCGAAGCAGTGGTACCTTTGCCTGACGGAAAAACCATACCAGTGCGCAATGATGGCAGCAAAGAAATGATAAATGCCATCAAAGATCTCAAAAGTTCAATGAACGCTGCTCCAAACATGAGTGATCAAAGTGTTGTTGCAGTGCTGCAGGATATTCTCCGAGCACAGCGAGACCAAGGTGACACCCTGGGTAAAATACTGCTCAACGCTCGAGCCTAACGGTAAATAATACACTATGGCATGGAAAAAATATTTCAAAGTAGCCGATCTTTCAGGTCGCATGAGTCCGGTAAACGGAGCAAACAATCGCGGCACCAGCTATGGAACCGGATTTGGTAGTCAAGGTGCCGAAGCTGATTTTACATTTAAAAACTATGCCAGCAGATTGCCAGAAGTGTATTCTGGGCATCCCAATCGTGTTGAACGTTACAACCAGTATGAAAACATGGATGCTGACAGTGAAGTCAATGCTTGCCTGGATATCATTGCTGAGTTTTCAACACAGATCAACGAACAAAATGACACTCCATTTGAAGTGGTGTTTACTGACCGACCCACTGACAACGAAACTGATATCATCAAAAAACAACTCAAACAGTGGGTCAAACTCAACAAGCTAGATCAAAGGATTTTTAAACTTTTCCGCAACACTATCAAATACGGAGATCAAGTGTTTGTGCGTGATCCAGAAACATTTGAAATGTACTGGGTTGACATGACCAAAGTCAGTCGTGTGATTGTAAACGAAAGCGAAGGCAAACGTCCTGAGCAATATATCATTCGAGACATCAATCCCAATTTTGAAAGTCTAAGTGTAGCAGCAAAAACTGCACAAGACTACATGAGTAACCCATCCACAGGCGGTGGCGGTGGTGGTACCAGCAATCAAAGTTACAGCATGCCCAACTCACCTGGAACTGGCGGCAGTCGTTGGTCCCGAGCCATGAACGAAGCCTGTATTGATGCCAAGCATGTGGTTCATATCAGTTTAAATGAAGGACTGGACTTTTTCTGGCCCTTTGGTTGCAGTATCTTAGAGCAAATTTTCAAAGTGTTCAAGCAAAAAGAACTGCTGGAAGATTCTATCCTGATCTATCGTGTGCAACGTGCTCCGGAACGCAGAATCTTCAAGATTGACGTGGGCAACATGCCCAGTCACTTGGCCATGGCATTTGTTGAACGTGTAAAAAATGAGATGCATCAAAAGCGTATTCCCACTATAAATGGTGGGGGTCAAAACATGATGGATTCGGCGTATAACCCATTGAGCATTGGTGAAGATTACTTTTTCCCACAGACAGCTGAAGGTCGTGGGTCGTCAGTGGACACCCTTCCAGGCGGACAAAATCTTGGTGAAATTGACGATTTAAAATACTTCAACAACAAAATGGCACGTGGCCTGCGTGTGCCCAGCAGCTACTTGCCCACAGGTCCTGACGATTCAGAACGTACAATGAGTGATGGCAAAGTGGGTACAGCACTGATACAAGAATATCGTTTCAATCAATACTGTGAACGCTTACAAAAGCTTGTAGTACAAAAACTAGATGATGAGTTTAAAATGTTTCTACTTTGGAGAGGATTCAACATAGATGCAGGTTTATTTGCGCTGAATTTTAACCCTCCGCAAAATTTTGCCAGTTATCGCCAGGCCGAGCTGGATACATCACGCATCAATGCGTTTGTGGGTCTTGAACAAATACCTTATTTTTCCAAACGATTCTTGCTGAAGCGTTATCTTGGGCTTACCGAAGAAGAAATTGTTGAAAACGAAGAGCTCTGGGACGAAGAACGTGGTGAGCCTGAGCTGCAAGTATCTCAGGGACAGGATCTGCGCAGCATTGGAATCACCCCAGCTGGCATGGAATCTGACATTGAAACCGGCGAACAGCTGGCGCAACCTGGTGCCTTACCTGGAGCTCCGGGTGCTGCACCTGGAACAATGCCCGCAGGCGGTGCTGCTGCACCAGTGAGCCCTGCTGCAGGCAATGTGTAATAAATAACACTATGATCCTCAAAGAACTATACCAGCGTAGCCCTGCACAATATCAAGACGTGAGTCAGGACAACTCACAACCTACTCTTAAAAATTTGCGCAAAACCCGCTTGACTTTGATGCAGATCAACAAAATTCGTAGGATGAATGACTTGCGTCAGTATGAATTTGATGAAAAAATTAAAAAAGTTAAAAAGATGTACTCTCCACCACCTGCCCCACCAGTCTAATAAATTTTTGCAATAATTTTGTAATTTTTTTGCAAAAAACCACCGATCTGCCGCACTATTCCGACCTTGTATGTAAATATATCTATACATTTACCCTACTGGGGTAAATGAAATTTTACCCCCAGACAAGGAGCCTTTAATGAGCAATCGTTTTGAAAAACTTATTGAGTACGTAATTAACGACGAAGAAGACAAAGCTCGCGAGCTTTTTCATGACATCGTAGTTGAAAAAAGCCGTCAGATCTATGAAGAAATGATGGACCAGGAAGAAATGTCCGAAGCCAAGGATGAGGACGAGGACGACAAAGAAGTCACCGAAGGCATGGATGATGATGACGAAGAAGTCACCGAAGGCATGGATGGTGACGATGACATGGGTCGCATGGATCAATATGACGAAGGCATGATGGGCGGCGACGCTGTAGAAGGCCTAATTGACGACGTTGAAATGGAAGAAGAAGGTATGTCCATGGAAGCTATTGACAACGACATGGACGACGACATGGACAGCGAAGAAGGTCTTGAAGATCGTGTGATCAAACTTGAAGACGAAGTTGATCGTTTGGTAGCTGAATTTGAAGACCTAATGGATGGTGACTTTGGCGACGAAGACATGGATGTTGACGGTGGTGACGAACTAGAAATGGACGACACCGAAGAATTTGGCAACGACGAAGGTGAAGCAGAATTTGGCGGCGACATGGATGACATGGATGACATGGACGGCAAAGGAATGATGGAAAATGTCAGCTTGAAAGCAGCACCCAAGCCAACTACTTCCGAAGAAGGCGGCATCAATAAGAAAGCTGTGTATGCAGCAAATAGTGGTGCTACCGGTATGCAAGGCAAGCCAGTTCACACTGGTACCAGCATGGGTGGCAAGCACGATACATCTGCCTACAGCAACAGCCACAAAGATCTCATTGGTGACTTCCAGAACAAAGCTGGTAACAGCATGAAAGATCAAAAAGCTGCGCCTAGACCTGTGACATCACAAGCCACTGGCGTGAACACCAAGAGCCCACTTAAAGGTCGTTAATTGTGAGCAGATACCTTAGAGAAACTTTGACCTACAATCAAGCAAAAGTTGAACTCGTCACCGAGGATATTGGTGACGGGTCCGGCGGTAAAAATCTCTACATGAAAGGTATCTGCATTCAAGGCGACAAACGCAATGCCAACGAGCGTGTTTATCCGGTACGTGAAATCACTCGAGCCGTTGACACCATTACTGAGCAAATCAAAAATGGTCTCAGCGTCTTGGGCGAAGTGGATCACCCAGATGATTTAAAAATCAATTTGGATCGTGTGAGTCACTGCATGGAAGGTATGTGGATGAACGGAGCTGATGGATATGGCAAATTAAGAATATTACCCACACCCATGGGACAACTGGTTAAAACTATGTTGGACGCGGGTGTAAAACTAGGCGTTAGCAGTCGCGGAAGCGGCAATGTTAACGACGCAAACGGACATGTCAGTGACTTTGAAATTGTCACTGTTGATGTAGTTGCCCAGCCCAGCGCACCAAATGCGTATCCCACAGCAATCTATGAAAGTCTTATGAACATGAAATATGGTCATAAAGTTTTTGAGATTGCCAAGGAAGTGGGACAGGACAACAAAGTACAGAGATACTTGAAGGAGGAAGTAAAACGCCTCATCAAGGAACTCAAGATTTAGGAGAATCTACGAATGTTAGATGCCATCAAACCATTACTAGATAGCGGCCTGATCAATGAAGATGTTAGCCAAGAACTCAACGAAGCTTGGGAAACAAAGCTAACAGAAGCCAAAGAACAAGTACGTGCAGAACTCCGTGAGGAATTTGCACAACGCTATGAGCATGATAAAACAGTTATGGTGGAAGCCCTAGATCGCATGGTAACCGAAGGTCTACAAGCAGAGTTAGAAGCAGTGATTGCTGAAAAGCAGTCATTGTCCGAAGACAGAGTCAAGTTCCAAGGCAAGATGAAAGAGTCAGCCACAAAGTTCAACAACTTTATGGTGACAAAACTTGCTGAAGAAATTGGTGAACTGCGTCGAGATCGCAAGACTCACAACGAAAGTCTAGAAAAATTAGAATCGTTTGTTGTACGAGCTCTTGCACAGGAAATCACAGAGTTTGCACAAGACAAGAAGAAAGTTGTGGAAACACAAGTTCGCTTGGTACGTGACGCTCGTGTGAAGCTTGAGTCATTGAAGCAGCGATTTGTAAAAGAATCTGCTGAAAAAATGACAAAAGCAGTTGCCAAGCATCTCAAGGCTGAACTCGGTCAACTTCACGAAGATATCAAATTCGCTCGTGAAAACAATTTTGGTCGCCGTATCTTTGAAGCGTATGCTGCAGAGTTCGGAGCAACACATCTCAATGAGAAATCTGAGGTACGCAAATTACACAGTATTATCGCTGAGAAGGACCAGAAGTTGTCCGAAGCCATTAATCTCGCAACCCGCGCTAAAGTGGTTGTAGAGACCAAAGAAAAAGAAATTCGCATGATCAAGGAATCCAATGTGCGTCAAAACACAATGGAGGAATTACTCGCACCTCTGAATGACGAGAAGCGTGAAGTTATGCGTAATCTTCTTGAAAGCGTTCAGACACAACGTCTGAAAAACGCTTTTGAAAAGTATCTACCAGCAGTGCTTGAGAACCGTTCTGAGAAAGCCAAAAAAGTGATCACAGAAAACGTAACCAGCGCAGTCACTGGTGATAAATCTGCCCCGACGATAGCTGACAACAGTAACAATGTTATTGATATCAAGCGTCTGGCAGGGCTCTAAGAAATATAAGGAGACTTAAATGTCACAAGAGTTAATTGAAAGCCGCTGGGACGATACCAAAGAAGCCTTGATGGAAGGCCTTAAAGGTAGTCGTCGTAGCACAATGGGTGTTATCCTCGAAAACACTCGCAAGTATTTGAAAGAGAATGCATCTGCTGGTTCCACAGCGTCTGGTAACATTGCAACACTTAATCGTGTTATTCTGCCTGTTATCCGTCGTGTGATGCCAACAGTTATTGCAAATGAGTTAGTTGGTGTTCAGCCAATGACTGGCCCAGTTGGTCAGATTCATACTCTGCGTGTTCGTTATGCACAAAACTTAACTGACAGTTCAGCAGCAGCGACTAGTGTTGTAGCTGGCCAAGAAGCATTGAGCCCGTTTACAATTGCAACTGCTTACTCTACTGTTCCACAGGCAACTGCCAGCTCTAGCGCATACACTGGTGCAGCAACTCCTACACTTGAAGGCAACGGCGGTAAGCAAATTTCCGTACAGATCCTCAAGCAAGCAGTTGAAGCCAAGACACGTAAGTTGCAAGCACGTTGGACATTTGAAGCCGCACAAGATGCACAAGCAATGCACGGTATTGACGTTGAAGCAGAAATCATGGCCGCCTTGGCTCAAGAGATCACAGCTGAAATTGATCAAGAAATCCTGTTGAGCTTGCGTACTTTGGCTGCTACTGAATTTACATACAACCAAGCTACTGTATCAGGTACAGCTACATTTGTTGGTGACGAACACGCCGCTTTGGCAGTTCTGATCAACCGTGTTGCTAACTTGATCGCTCAGCGTACACGTCGTGGCGCTGGTAACTGGGCTGTTGTTTCTTCAGCATCATTGACTGTGCTCCAATCAGCAACAACTTCAGCTTTTGCTCGTACCACCGAAGGCACTTTTGAAGCACCTACAAACACCAAGTTTGTTGGTACATTGAATGGTGCAATGCGTGTGTTTGTTGATAGCTATGCTAGTGACAGCACTTCAGTTTTGGTTGGTTACAAAGGTAGTTCTGAGGCAGATGCAGCAGCGTTCTACTGCCCATACATTCCTTTAATGAGTTCTGGTGTTGTGCTGGATCCATCAACATTCGAACCAGTCGTGTCATTTATGACACGTTATGGTTACATCGAGCTTACTAACACAGCAAGCAGCTTCGGTAACGCAGCTGACTATTTGGGTGAGATCGCTGTTTCGAACCTGTCGTTCTCCTAATCTGAGAACCACACCAAGCAAAAAGCCCGCTTTGGCGGGCTTTTTCATATCTTAAACATTGTTAGATATTTTTCCATGCCACCGAATACTGTGTTCCAGTCACCAAAGTCTGATTGTCTGAACAATCTAGCACTGGGATACCACGGTGTTCGATTTATTCCTAGCCCCCATCGCCAATCCACTGCAAACTTGGTAAGTGGAATCCAAGTTGGCCTGCCCATGGCACCGGCTAGATGTGCAATGCTGGTATCAATGCTGATAACAAGATCCAGATGATGTATTAGTCCTGCTGTGTCAGCCCAGGTGTTTATGGTACCTGGAAAAGTTTTGATAGTTGAATTTTTTATTTTTTCATCTTCGTGATCATAGACCTCGGCCTGTAAACTTATCCAGTCGTGTTGTGGAAATTTATTGGCTAGGTCAACAAAATATTCCACTGGCACTCCTTTGTATTTGTTGACCCAGTTGTCTTTGCGCCCACTCCAACAAATACCAATACGCATGTTGTTTTTAACTCCTAATCTTGCGCTCCATTGAGAAATGTATTCAGGTTGGCTTTCCACATAACTTAGCTCGTGCCTAAGGGTATCAAGTGTAACCCCTAGAACCTTTGGCAAGCTCATCATTGGAATCCAATAATCAAAGTCTCCAAGAGTATTGGTGTCGTCGGTGCATTGCTTGATCAAATGGCTGGGTTGAAAAAGTGGAACTAGGCCTGACATGCAAACAAATAATATTTCAGCTCCTTTGACATGCAAGTCGTATAAAAATCTACTGAATTGTATGGTGTCTCCCAGCCCTTGTTCGGCCCAGACAAGTATTGTTTTACCTTTTAAATCCTCACCTTGCCATTCTGGCCTAGATGTCTGGGGCTTGGTGCCGGCTAGATGTTCGTATTGCCAACGCCATTCGTATTGTTTCCAACCATAGTCGTAATCTCCTGCCAGCAGCGCAGCAATACTTAGATTAAACTGGGCAGTGACAAAGTCTGGTTTGACAACACAGGCATGTTCAAGAAAAGGTTTGGCTCGTTTGGGTTCTCCAATTTCTCTAAGAACATTGCCATAGTTGTTCCATGCGTCAATGTTGAGAGGGTCGTTGACAAAGGCTTGAGCATAGTATTTCAATGCATCGTTGTATTGATCTTTGCTGCGGCAATCGTTACCAAGGTTTACAAGTTGATCTGAATTCATCAGGTATTTAAAACAACATTAGTGGTAAATAAAATTTGTACGCAATTCAGCGTCTTATGCGGTTATTAAACCCACCGCGTAGTGGCTAGAACCCACATCGGACTTCTTTAAGGAGAAAACAAATGGGACGTCCTCTCAAAATTCAAAAATATTCTACTAATTCAGGTGTTGGATCGCCAGGTGCAGCAGTTGGCATTGACATTGGCTTTCCTAATTTTGGTTCGTTAACTGATCCAGAATTCAACGTCAATCCTACCACACTCAGCAATGCAGACTATCTTGGGGTAGTTGGTGGTTTGCGTACCACTGCAACGTCAGCAACCAACCCTATTGTCAAATGTATTGTTAACATCACTAACAGTTTCACAGGGGTAGATGATGGTGTTATTTTGCGCCAAAAAGGTTCACACAAGTTTTTAGTGGCCACCAATACTGCTATTGATCCTGCTAATGCTGTGGTAGGAGTAAGTGTTCGCATTGCAACGTTAGGCGACACTAACTGGTTGTCCATGGGTGCGCCTGTTGGTGCTGCGGTTGGAACAATTTTCCAAGTCACAGTAGCGTCAGCAGCAGCAACCTCAGGCACTTGTCAAGAAGTTGGTGTCTGTGTGTTAGACAATGATTCAACCCCGGCCGCTGGTCTTATGGCCATTGGATTCTCAGTGGGTGACTCAACAGTCACTTACATCAGCAAATTAACCAATAAGTGGTTGCTGGACTGGACTGGTGGTAACGGATACACACAATCTGACATTACCAGTGATGTTCGTTATGTATCAAACTTCTTCACTGATGAGGGAACTGTTATCAAGTCTGGCACTGCTGATACTACAGTTATCCCGGGTCAACTTGAAAAATGGACTAGCTGATTTTAGCTTGCTCCCCTGTCCTCTCTGGAATACATACAGGGAGGATTTTTTATGACTGTTGCTTTTGTGTTGGGAAACGGCATTAGCCGAAAATCTGTAAATTTACAAAGATTGGCAGAACTTGGACCAGTCTATGGATGTAATCGTCTGTATCAAGAATTCACGCCCACGGCCTTGGTGGCAACTGATCGCCCCATTGCCAGTGAAATTCAAGAATCAGGGTACAGTGGACGACATAGATTTCACACACGTCAGCCCATTCCCGGACTAGGGGCAAAACCTGTGCCCAAGCCCTATTATGGATCAAGCTCCGGCCCAATCTGTGCTAGCCTGGCTGCTCTTGATGGGCATCGGTGCATTTATTTGCTGGGATATGACATGGGCCCAGCAGAAAATGGATTGTTCAACAATGTCTATGCCAACACACCTTTGTACAAAAAACACACAGATCAACCCACTTTTACAGGAAATTGGATCAAACAACTGCGTCAAGTTGTAACTGACTTTGGAGATCGCCGATGGATCAGAGTACGTGGCGCCACCACAGCAAAAATACCAGAGCTAGAGAGCATAGCTAGCCTCTCTCATATGCACTTGGACCAGTTCCTAGAACTCATAAATAATGGAAAGGATCTGTAAATGTCAACTGTCAAACGAATAAATGGCGGTGGTTATACCATTGAAACAGTGGGAGCATCTGATAATGTGTTTATCAACAGCAGCTCTCTACTGATCAGTAATACTATTGTAGCCAACTCAATTCAAGCGTCTGGGGTAAGTGCCTTTACCTCCAACATCTCTGTGTCCAATGTCAGTGCCACTGGGCAAGTCACAGCCGCTACGTTTGTTGGTGATGGAACTGGACTCACTGGTGTTGCTGCTGGCAATGCGCTGGGCAACATTATTTCATATGGTACTTCAAATGTTGCTATTCCCGTATTGTCAGGCAATGTAAGGATAGCAGTGGGCGCAGTTGCCGACATTACTGTGTTTAGTACCACTGGCATAGCAGTGATTGGTCGTATTGACGTCACAAATGGATTATTAACTGCTGGCAACATCACCCTGGGGGGATTGGTTACTGCCGCAGGCAATATCACTTCAACTGCCAATGTACAAGGAAACTACATTCTTGGCAATGGTGCATTGTTATCTGGAATTTCAGCAACATCATCAAACATCAACAACGGCAATACCAACGTACGGATTGATGTTTCAGGCGGAAATGTTGCTGCCAATGTGGGCGGAACTGCCAATGTACTGGTTCTTAGATCCACTGGTGCGATTGTTACTGGAATTATTTCAGCCACTGGAACCATAACTACCACTGGAATTATAACTGCTACTGGAAATATAACAGGTGGAAACTTAGTTACTTCTTCTGAAGCAACAGCAGTTGGAAACATAACAGGTGGAAATTTAATCACTGGTGGGCTAATAACTGCCACTGGAAATATTTCCAGTTCAGCACGAGTGTCAGCAGCAAACATATCTACCACTGGAAATATAACGGCTGGAGTCACAGCAAATGTCAGTGGTGGTAATCTTATTGGAATAACTTTAGTTCAGGGCGGCAATCTCAGTGCAGTTGGAAATGCCACTGTAGCAGGCAATATTATTGGCGGTGGATCTATCACTGCGCCTGGCAATATAACTGGTGGCAATCTA